GCGACTCCATTCCCCCGCCACCTTCGGCCCCGACTAGTCCTTTACCTTCAGTTCCGGCCATTCCCGCACCCTTACTTGTACCGCCCATTTTCTTCTTCAAAAAAGCGGTGAATGAGCCAGCATTCTGTCCTGACTGATCGTCCTGTTCGCCCATAGGCGTCCATTGGGGCAGGTTTTGGTTGGTCTGAAAATCAGGGCGATATAAACGAGAAGTCGGATCGTATGGCATAAATCTCCTTTAGAATTGACTGGCAAATTAACCTTTGAACCGGTTCTTAAACGCATCCTTGAAACTGGAATTAGATTGTCTGCCCGGCGGAGTTGGGGTTATCCCCAACGCGTCTATTCGCTTCTGAAACGCTTCCTTCTGAGCAGAAGTAAGACTGTCCGAGTGTAGCAAACTCCACGCCTTGCGGGACATTAAACTTTCAACGTCTGCTCGTTGAGACGGAGACATGCGCTCAAACCGATCCAAGGCCGTCGAGGGATACTGAATGTTATTAAACGCTGCCTGAGAAGGCGGGAGAGTACCACTTGCCACGATAGCCTTTTTATCCGCTTCGGTAATCTGATCTCGGCTGACTAGTTCGTCCAAGTCTCCGTCTGCGATCTTTCCATCTCGAAACTGATCCGTGAGCGTTGCTTTACGCTGGGCCTTCATCGACTTTTCGTTGATCGGAACTCGCTGTCGCAAACCAGGTACACCCATTGAAAACGTTTCAGAGAACCCCTGAGGCGAACGCTTGACAGTCTTAATATCCTTCAGTCCCGTAAGCTGAAGTGCCTTTTGGGTCTTGGTTGTTGGCTCGGACGAGTCGGACATTGAGGCAATTCGCTGAAGGTCAGGTGGAACCACCGCGCTGCGAGCTATCTCACCGGCCATGTTTCTAAGCCCTGACCTTCCCTCGGTCGCCTTTCCGATTCTGCGAGGCACATCTACGAATGGGGTCTCTTCGATCAGCCCTTTCCCGGCCTGCTCTGCTGCACTGGCATAGCTGCCACCCTTTTCACCTTCATACACTCGCCTCATGGTCGCAAAGAAATGCATGGTCTCAAACAGTGGATTATGAACTAACGTTCGCGGTATCTCGATACCTCCAATTCTTAGTCCACCAAAGGGTACATCGCCTTCCTTCCTTTGCCCCGGTTGATAGTACCCTCCGATATTCTGATAGTTAAACCAGCCAATCAGAGCAAACGGGACTCCGAGAGAGCCTTTGACAAGTGCCCGTTTAGTGGCGTCCGCCGCCTCTGGTGGCATGTTTCTCATGCCCTGTTGGGCTAGCTCGACTATTCCCTTTCCAAAACCTTTAGAACGAAGGGTCTTGATCGCTTCCGCACCTATTCTTCCGCCGCCTTTTAACGCTCCCCCTACAGGGTTATAACTAAGAGCCTCATTAACATAATTAAAAGGAACGCGAGTAATCGGGAAAAGCGTGCGAATACCCGCCCTCATGCCCCGGGCTGCAACTGCGATTCCCGGCTCCTGCACTTGCCCGATCTTTCCGGTACGCCCGACACTCTCTAACCATTGATTCGTAGTCGAAAGCATTTTCGAGGGAATGTTCGGCTGCATTAACTGGGCGCGTAGTCCGTTCATGTACGAACGAGCAAGAATCTGAGATTGTACTTTGGGATCAGCGGGATCGAGACCGTTCCTTACCGCCCATTGGGTTTCTTTTTCAATCGAACGATAGTACTCAGGACGACTGGCAAAAACCTTTTCAGCCATATGCAACCCACGAATGAAAGTTAACAGTCTTGGGCTGTATTGATACCTGCTATCACCGTGCTTTAGCTTAAGCGCGTTTGTCCCTTCTTTCAGACTTGTCCACGCGTCCTCGTACATTGCCTTATGAACAAATTCCCTAAACGCCGCTCCCTGTGCGGCGATGTTTTCTCTCACGCCTCCACCATAACGAGGTGACGCGTCCGAGAGCCCGCGAAGCCCGGGAACGTGACTCATCCCGCCACTTAAGACATCTTCAATCGGAATAATGGCGTTTTTCCCTAGAGCATAGGAGCCAAGCTTTGCCAGTGTTCGGGTACCGGAAAGGATCGTACCCTGCTGCCACCATGAAAGGTAGTCCTCCCAAAGCGGTTTTTTCTGCTTGGCAATTTCACGCTCGATGCGGTCTTTTAATAAATCACGGTGGGCCAATAGACGTTCGGCATCCTGATCGTATTCCAGTTTGGGTCGCGGTGTTTTACTGTAGTCTCCCGACGCAATCCGACCTTCCAACTCGGAAATCTGTTTTGTCAGCCGCGTCTTAACTGCCTTCTGTTTTGACGCTTCTTTTTTTGCCGCCTCAGTTACGGGATCACGATCTTCTGCTTTTGAAAGTTGACGGGCCTCGCGTTTCAGTCGGCCTAACTCCGCTGTGAGTTCATCCTTAGTGCGCTGTTTTGGCTCTTGACCGTGACCTGAAAACGCGTCGCGAATTGATCTCTTGTCGTCAACCACGTCCTTCAAGTGGGAGTGTAATTCGTCTACCAGCCCATCCACCGTATTAAATCCTGCCTGAACACGGTTCCGAGCCATCTTAGCGATGATAGGAATGAGTGACGGGTCAATCGCCGCCGGCTGGACGCCGCTCATCTTGGCGCGAAACTGCTGGGAGAGTTGGGCGAACTCACTGTCTAAGGCCTGTCGAGAAGTCGCTCGACCTTGGCGGCGAGACTCGCGCTCAGTGTCGGAGATTAGCTTCTTAATCTCTCTTGCCGACTTCCCCGTCTCTTTAGCGGACTTGTAGTTCTCGATTGTTTTTTCCGCTTCCGTGAGTTGCTTGGTTAGGGTCTCAATACGTCCGCGAACATTAGCGGGAAGTTCTTCGCCTCGCGCTGCCTTTGCTCGTTGTAGCGATCCCAATAGCGAGTAGTCTTTTCCGACCAGCATCTTACGCGCGTTAAATGCTATTGACTGTTCACGTCCACCCTTTTCCAGCGCGGCATCATTCACGTCGGCCAGTCTTTCGATTTCCTCCAATTGCGCACGACTGGCAGAGACGCCCTGAGAATCACCAGCATCTATAGCCTTATTAAGTTCAGCGATCTTTGCATCGTAGTCGTTACGGAGACGTGCGCGGTCGTAACCAAGCGCCCCTGTTTCTTCGTCGGTAAGCGAGCGGGGAGTACCACTGACTTCTGCCGCAACTAGACGAGGATCAATGCGCTTACTTTCAACGGCTTCTTTACCCGAGGTAAAAGCTTCTCCGATATTTCGATACTGCTGTTTCTCAATCGGATCAAGTCCCGCTTCCGCACGCTCCGCTTCAATGGATGCTGTCTTTACAGGCGTGCCGCGATTCTCGTTTCCTGATAACTGTTTCCAGACAGGTCGCAGGTGTTCATTTGCGCTCGGGCCGAACTCTTCTCGTAACTTCCGCGACCATTCCTGAAAAGTCGGCTTTACGTGCTGAGAATAAAGCTCATGGCCACGAATAATGATATTATCGGCAAGTTCGTAAGGGTCTGCGCCCGTGCGCATTTGTTTTATCCCGGCAGATTTCTCTGCTTCACGTTTAGCCTTGCGCTCTCGTGCTGCGGTGACAAAGGAAGGCTCAGGCGGAGTCTCACCGCCCTCACCTTTGCTTGAGACAGTTTTAGTTGTTTTCGCCTCTGTTTTATCTACAAGGGCATTGGAATCTCCCTTCTTGCTCATTCTTTCATCAAGAACTCTTTTAGCTTCAGCTTCGTAGGCTGCTCGTTCAGTGCTGCCAGGAGGGTAAAGTCGGTCGTAGTCGGAGCGGTCGCCAAGCCCTCTACCCTTCGCCTTCTGAACCTTCTGATCTGAAGTGGACTCAGGCTTATTACCAAACGCGTTTTCCTGTAAATCAGGGTAGTCAGCTAGCACTTCCGGCGGTACGGGTTTGCCTTCGCGAACTGCCTGACGCACACGGCTCTCATGCTCGCGTGTCTTCCATTCTTTAAGTGTCAGATTACCAACCTGCTTTTTGCGCGAGCGTAGACCCTGATCTGTAACCTGAGAGCGCAACCATTCGTCGCGGCTCATCTGCCACGGTTCTTTAGCGTCCGCGCTTCGCGCCGCACTCTCAACAGGCAAAGCAGATGGTCGCGCAACTACCTCTGGCTCCTGCCCCGCGTAAAACGTTTTCGCTAGCCCAAATCGCTGCACGGCGTCTGCGGGAGCTTTAACCTGTCGCGTTCCCTCTTTGTTCCAGAACGTAAGAGTAACGCCTTGATGTTCGGGCGTGAGCGCGTTGTACTTCCGTTCAATGGTTACGTGGTATTCAGGGAACAGGGCCTTCAGATCAGCATCCGCAACCGGCCCTTCCTTGCGCGTAAACTTCAGAAGCATTTGCGTGCCGTTCGGTACGGCGTTTATCAGTTCAGGCGTTTCTTTTCCCGCGATAGCGGGACGGTCAAGTTGTTGAGACTCAATAGGTAGAACGGCTGACTGTCCAGGCTTTTCTAGCTCTCGTATCACCGCCTCTGCGTCGCGCTGCCACGCGACTTGGAAATCGGCAGTTATCCCCCGCCTACGAGACGATAAACTTGATGCTGTGTTTTCTATTGCTTCTAGCAGCGATAAGGCTTCCTGCGCAGCGGGCGTGTCCTCTCTATCGCCTTTCCGCTCCCTCATGAACAAGTCGTTCAGTTTTCCGTAAGTATCATGAACGGAACGATCAGCGACGCTGACAGGATACCCATCCGCCCCTACAGGTGGACGCTCGACTACAGAAGGCTCCACTTCTCCTTTAGGGGAAGTCGGCGGAGATTTTGATTCTAGCTGCCGTATGGCTGTCTCTGCTGCTTTTTGCCACTTGTCCTGAAACTCTATCGAGATACCACTCCGCCTGCTTGACGGAGACGTGTGGGCGACTTCCATTGTTTCCAACAACGAAAGAGCCCGCTGGCCCGTCGGAGTATCTTCACGTCCCGATGTTCGCTCATCCATGAACAGGTCGTTCAACTTCCAATAAGAGTCCTCAACCGACCTGTCCTTCGCGTTTTCTGGGTATGACGGTTTCTCTCCTTCTCCTACAGAAAGCCCAACAGACGACTGAGGTTGGGAGGCGACAGACTTTGCCGCCTCTACTGAAGTTGACGGGAACACTGTAGGCGCGGCAGTAGCGGGGGGTACGGCAGGGTTGGTTTTTACTGTGCCAGGGGTGCGCGGCAGAGAGTCGGGAGCTAGTACGTTTTGTTGGGGTTTTTCGGAGACGTCATTAACTATGCTGGGGTTTTCAGTGCGCGGATCAGCAGACTTTCCTCTGCCTTGCATGTCTGACTTACGGACAAAATGCTGCTTCGTTGGATCGGCTACTTCGGCAACTCTGATTTTACCAGGTCGTGCACCGGACTGGTCGGGCAAGACCTCAATTTCTCCGAATTGGAGATGCTGGTATCTTTGTGGAGATTCGTTTGTTCTTGCAGGTAGAATCTCAGATGGAGTCGCATTAACTGGATTTCCGCTTCGCTCATTTGCGGTTGGAATACTCTCTGTTTGCCTCGCATCTTGCTCTCCTCGCTGAATGTCGTTAAACGCGCCCCTAACTTCTGAGACTCGCGATCCACCTAATTGATTCCTGATCTCGCCAATGCGTTTTGCTGTTAACTTCTGTTCCGAACCTGCGTGTAACCCAAACAATAAATTAGTTACCGCGCTCTGTGCGATCTCGCTAAGTGGTTCACCACGCGCTACGCCTGCAACGACTCCCGGAGTTACAAACGCGACTATCTGCCGCTTCAAACTTGGATCAATACCAGCGATCCCACCCATTGCTGTCCCAATTGCTGTTTCAATCGCTATATTCGAAAGACTCGGAGCTTCTCCCGTCTGCGCCGCGTGAACTCCTTCTCTCGCCGTCGCCACCCCTCCAAACGTTGCACCAGTACGGGCCGCCGCTCCGGCTCTGGTTGCGGCGGGGAACGCGGCGGCCAACTTCCCTGCGCCTATGTACGGTAAGACGGAGGGAACCGTGGAGCCAAGCCCGTAGGCCAAGTCTGCCTTTGCCTGCGCCTCAGGGTCAATCACGGACTCTTCCGGCGTAATCTCACGTCTAAGGTTTGCCAGACCAAGCGAGGCTGCCCCGCGCAGTACGTCCGTGTGAATACCCATTGGCGTATCCAGGTTCGCTAACCCGGGGGCGTAAGGCTCGACCACTTCGCGCGCGCGCTGAAATCTACTGGCAGGCACTCCGCTAACCGAAGGGCCGAGTCGCGCGTTTTGAGTGTCCACTGACCGCCCTTCTTTATGCGCTTTGAATCGCGCTTCGACCTCAGCGTCCAACTCTCGTCCGGCTAAATTAGGCGCACGCCCCGGCATTGTGTACTGAGACTGCTCTTGAGCAACCTGACGGCGAATTTCAGCTTTAACCTGATTATCGCTTGCGCTGTCAAAGGTAAACGATCTTGGGCGAACAGTAATCTTACGCGGATTAACAGGCAGATCAGGTTGAGGTTTATTGAACACGGCGGCTAACGGCGAGTCAGCGGTATCCCCAAGAGATATTCCTGTCTCACCGCCCGCCCCGCTCCGCACTCCCGCAAATGGAGACTGGCGACGGTACGGTCTCACCCCTGCCGTTCGTGGTGTGCCAAAACGAGAGGACGTGCGTTGCGGAACTGTAACTGAAGATGTTACAGACCGGGACTCGTTAACAATGCCGCTTAGAAGGTCATCACCGTCGTCGCTCACGATGCCAGTAGCCAGATCGTCATTAACCTGCATTGCCGGTTTTGCTGGCTGTCCACCTTGTGAAGCTGAGACGTATTGATTAAACGAAACCCCAGTGTAAGGATCGCCACCACGCGGGATTCGTCCAGTGGCCTTATAGCTCTTGACCGCACGACTGTGGTGACCTGAGAGGTAACCTATTCGTCGCGCAACCGGATCGTCCCCACCTTCAGAGAAATAGCGTAGCCCGGCTTCGATGTTTTGATCTTCGTTGTAAGGGTCAAGACCGTACTGTTTCGCCGTCGCGGGGAGAACTTGAGAGAAACCTAACGCGCCGGCGGGAGATCGCTTAACTCGACCTCTGCGATCATAGTGCTGATTACCGCTTTCGATTCCACCTGTTACTTTAAGAAAGTCGTCAGCAAGATCAGGTGAAAGACCTATGCGACTGGCAATGCTATGAACTTTCGTGCGCGGGTCGGCTGATCGCCGTGGAGACGGTAATTCTATTATCCCAGAAAGGAGATCGTCGTCAGGCATTCGCTAATTCACCACAATCGCTCCCCGCGCTGCCGCTTCCTTCGCTGCCTGCTCAATCGGCTTGCTGCCGCGATAACGTGACTTAGACCACTTGACACCCTTGAGTGGGTCAACCGTTGACGACGCACTGCGCGGCGTTCCGTAGTTTGGGCGATCCAAGTCACTCGCTCCCGAACGTGGTTTGCTGTAAGGGTACCCTCCGGTACCGGAACCCCACTCATTATCAGGATCAAGACGATTTAGTTTATCACTATGTAACGCCCCCTGACTGACTAGCTCTTTACGTTTCCGCCCTAGCACAGTAAGCCGAGGGTTAGTGATGGTCTGCTTGTAAGTCGAGCTTTTCGGGTCCGTGTCCACTACGGTTGGGGGAGCATTTTTAATTTCATCGTCAACAGCAGACAAGTCCCGTCGAACGGCATTGATAGTTGCCGCTGTTTCCGCGATATCCTTCCGCTCACCCGCGGAAACCTTTCGCGCTGCACTCGTTCCGCGTAATCCGGCACGATAGTTTGAGCCTGCCTGTGCCCGTGCCGCGCGCCGATCCTGTCCCGACTGAACATTAGCGGCCCGCGTGTTCGCCGCGCTGCGGTTCTCTGCGACGTTGGCAACCGTGGCAGCCTGATTCGGGTTTAACCCCTGCTCGTTTGGCGTTCGCCCTGCGTCCGAAACGTTGCCTTCGCCTTCGACGGTTGCGTGGTGCGTTCCTTCCGAGTCCGTAAGCAGCAACTGGCCGTTGGCCCATGAGGCAATAGGGCGGTGGTACTTATCCTTTTTCGGTAACTTTAGACCGCGCTGTGTAAAATACTGCGCAAATCCCGCATCCGCCGGATCATCCGGATCGAAATGCTCCAAACGATTATACTGGGTAAGAGCATTATTAACTTCGCGCTCATTTTGTACTTCCGGTTTTTGATTTAGCGCGCTGATTTTCGCCTGTTCGCCCTGAAGTTTTAACTGGTTCTGAAGCTCTCCCCCCACTTGACCCAGTTTCCATTGACGCTTAAGCCGATTCTTAAAGTTCGGGGCCGCCGTAGTTCCTGCCGCCCCCACTCCGAAACCTACCGCCGCTGCTGTTACCGGATCGTTGGGATTGCTCTGAATCGCCTGTGACGCCATCATTAGCCCTGATTTAATTGAGTTCTTCCAACCACGCTTGGCTCCATGGGGCTTCCAGTTCTGCTCTGCGTCGAAAAGGCCGCCAAGATCATTCTTGTCACGGTAGAAATCTTCGTTTGGCTGCCCTGTTTGCGGATCAAACGAGACGGCGCGCTGCCTGGTAGCGTTCGGATCGGACTGCATGTCTGCCGGTAGATCGGGAGACGACACAGTGCGCGGACGCGTGATTGCGTCTCGATTCGCAGGCGTGAGCATCTGTCCGTTAGGATCGTCCAACGGTTGCATTCGTCGTAATCTGTCTCTAAACGCCATGCTGTTTACCTTTTAGAACCAGTCCGGTTTCCCGGGGGTAATACCCTTCAGTCCACGTTTCTTCTTACCCAACCGCCGTGCCACTTGATTATCTACCTCCGCTTCACGCTCAACTGCCTCAGGATCATAACCTTTATCTTCGTACGTTTCTTCATTCTTACGCACCACACGATCCTGATCCTGAGAGGGCCGTTTCTTGAATCCTCTTAAAAAGGGTGAGAGAGGTTTTGTCAATCTACGCCACCTTCTTTGGTTTAGCTTTAGCAACTTTCAACTGGTTTTCCCCGGCCAGTTTTGTGTTCTTCAACTGAGACTCCCCTTGAATCTCTGCAACCCTGATTGCTGTATGCGACTCCATACCCTTTAACTTCACCTCCTGATCCTGCTCTTCCTGTTGCATGGCATGCTCGGCTTCCAGCCCTAATTCCTGATCATCCTGAGTTTGCGGGGCGTTCTGTTGTAACGCCTGCGCCCCGAGCGCCGAGGGGGCAGCGGCGGCGGCTTGTCCCAAACCAGCCACAAGGCCTTCGTTGACCGATTCCGGCATCTGTCTCTGTGTCTCAAGGTTCAAATGAAGATTGTACATCGCTTCCGCCGCTTGTCGGAGTACCTGCGGGGACTTCTGCGCGCTGTCGAGGTCAAGCCAGTCGCTCCACCACTGCTTCTTTTCTGCTTGCTTTGGTTCGTACATAGACACAGGAGGTCGAATCATCTGCGTCAACATGTTCGGATCGTCAACACCCGCCTGTAACGCTTGCTTCATCTGCTCCAATCGAGACAGACAAAGAGTTGAAATACTATCGTCCGACTCACTGCCCCAGTTAATGTTGTAAGGCTTAGATGTAGCCCGGAAGAATTCAGGATCAGCCTTCTTGATCTCCATTGCCACCTGCGCATTTCCATACGCTAAGAACATGTTCTGCACATCACTCTGTTGACTAAACGGAGTTACCGGAAGGTGAGAGTTCTCGACTAGTTCAAATATCACCTTTCCCTTCAAGTCCTGCCCGGAAACTGATCGGCCACGTGCATTACTCTTACCCGGAAAGAACCTCGACGCTACTCCATGCTTAGCTACAAGTGATACGATCTTCTTGGCGATCCCTACTCTTGATTCACCTTTCGAGATAAGCATTGGGCCATAGAGTGAGTTTGCCAGTTGGGCGGTAATCTGTGCCCCTGTAGCGGTTCGATTGTCTACCGGAAGTACGTTCTCAGAAAAGTCCACGGAAAGCGACGACATCGTAAGCATCTGCATGAGAAACTGAGAGCCGTATTGAATGTACTGCTGAGACACCGCGCCGGGAGACGGCATGTAAATAGCATCAGGCAGTTTCATTCCTACCGGAAGCATGGAAAGGTTCACGTCATGATTAACGCCGGGCTTAAATAAGTACTGCCCAGTGTCCTCTTTAATCATTCGCATATCAACGAACACAGGAGGGGTGGCCGTTGTTGCCAGACCTTTATACACATGCCCATCAACCGCGTTGAACCTTTTCTGCACAGCGGCGGTATCTTCCATTCCTCGTCCACCGCCAGACTCGGCATCCATGAACCACTGAGCTGTTTCTACTTCCTGCATGTGGGATTCATTCGCGAAAGTCCCTACGATCAGCGACATATCATTTAATCCGACAAGACAAACCGGCGCACCTTTGAAGAAGTCCGACATGCGACCTTTCGGCATGGTAACTCCACAGATCGTGTCACCTTCTTCACATTCAATAGTTGCTTGATCTTCGGCGGACATCCACGCCTCAACCATTGTCGGGCGTTTGTCCCATTGGCTTTGATTATTAGCAGTATGAGAAATTCCTTGAAAGGCTTGTCCACCATAGGTAACGGCGTGTACTAGTTCCAGTCCGTAATCTTCACTACTAGCACTGTCCGGGACGGTAACGTTTCCCAACATGAGGTTGATTGCGCCCTGAGTTATTCGCTGACGTTTAATGGCCCATGAGGACAACTCCAAGTCTCTTGATAAATCCCAACGCCAAGATGCAAAGGGACTTGAGATGATTTCCGGTTCACCTGCCAGTTTCTTTGCGCCCATGCCGATTTGTGGAAGGTTTTGTTTTACGGATTTGCGAACGTCCACCGCCTCACTCCCACAGTTAGGACATTTATTTCCGTACTCACTAGGCTGGAACTCATCGGCATCGGCTTCGTGTTGACAATCAGCACAAATCCCCGCACCCGGATCGATCATTACCTCCTGTCGAGAGACTTTCCGCTCCTGAACTTCATACCCTCCCTTAAACGGATTCCAGCGAACCTGATGGATAACCATTCCATCCGTAAGGAATCGGATAGCTTCGCGACGAGAGAACTTTGCCGTGTACCACTCAGTTTCATAATTATCTACAGTCGGCCTACAGGCTTGCGCAGCAGCGATAGCTTCCGGGGTGTCATCACCCGCGCGCATGCTGACCGTAGGGTTAGACGCAATCACCTTTGCCTCGCTCACCTGAGAGTGAAAGGACATAAGGTTCATCGCGGTCTGCCGGTCAGTCGAGTCGTCCTTAACGGGACGAACATAGTAACCGGGGCCGTAGGGACGGCGAACCAGTAACTGCTGACCCTTGCGGAACATGGCCACCAGTTGGGCCATTGAAATCATTTCTTCCCACGCGAGTTTTTCGTAGTTTAATTTTGACTGGTACCACTCACGGATGGACTGCTCAAACTTAGTGGGAGTCTTGGGGAGTTTTTTATTGCGGACGGTATCGTCCAACGGCTTGCGCGGCGCGAAGTTTTGGGCCGTGCGCGCTAGAGGAACTGAGAGTTGTGTGAAATAACTTTCGGGGGACATTCATTCCTAATTGAAAGGATCGTCATTTAGATGACGGCTTGCCAACTCTTGACGAAACTTTTGCATGGCTTGAGATACGGGGATATTGGCTGCTTCGGCGTCCGGCTTCCAGTACATCTCAAACTCCTGATTATCTGCCCACGACAACCCTTCACTCTGTACGGGTTGAGCAATAGGCGGTGCTTGCGTCACTCGGGGAGGCGGGGCAAATAATCCTCCCAAGCGTATCGGGGCGGTGGCTAGCTCGTCCTCACGTTCACGATTGCGGTTAGTCTCGGCAGTTAAAAGCTTTTCAGCCTTTACCGCACGCTTGCGCCAGTAGCGATAACGCCACCGCCAGAACTGCCACTTGAAAACACTGTAGCGACCGAACAAGGAATCTACTCCTTTCTACCCTTGGAATCGCTACGGTAAAAGATTTGGCCCTAGATGCCCAGTAAGATAACTTTGATCGTTCGTAACCCAGGTAAGTTCCGCTAGTGTCTGGACGCTGGTTGCGCCCTGAACTCTCGCGTTCGACAAGTCTCCAAGCCCTTGACCGACCTTGAGTGCACGAGCGATGGAGTTACGCTGCGGGTTAGCCTCTGCGCCGGGGCTGACGATCGCGGCATTCACGTCGGCAATGAGATCGTCGGCAGAAGTCGCGGCGACGATCAGCGCGTCAGTGAGATACCCCTGCTTGCCAGCTTGAAGGATTGCGTAACCAACGTCAGCACTCTGAACTTGATACGCACTGTTATAGCTTAAAAGACCGCTCATGTTTATTTACCTCTCTCTTTGGTTTTGCGGGGAGTCGCCGCATCGAACTGAAATATACGTTAGAAGGCCCGTAACCGCAATGATTTAGTTACGAAATAATCTGACCATAATCGTCTACTGCTTTTGGTTGTCTTAAAGCAAGCGTCCTTCGCGCCAGCCAGTCAGCCATCTCCCCGGTCATGTGAGCAACGTCGGGAGGGATATCGTTTCTCAAAAGCAACTCAGATTTATGATAGCCAGCGGGGATGATTTGCTGTATTTTCTGTGATTGCGTCATCGCCTGTTCAGATGGCCCAAAACCCGTTAAAATTCCGCGTGTGCTGTCACAATTATGAACCAGCACGCCGTTAGCGAAATACTCAGAATGACGCTCTACTGAAAGATTGTAAACAGTGGAAAGTTCATCTATCCTCTGATTGCTTACAACGAAAACCTCCGCAGTATAAGTGGACGCGATCCTTGGTTCCGACTTCAAACGGCGTATTACACTGTAAACATAATCGCCATGTGGGAACAACTCCGTCGTAATCGCGCTGCTTACAGACCGTCGAACAAAACTTACTAACCCCCTTACGCCCCTGAAAAAGCTTTTGACAAAAGAAGTACATGCATTGCATTTCAATTTTAGGTGGCGGCTGAATGCTTTGGTAAGCGTGTTTTCTGTGCCACTCCCTTCCTTCGTCGCTTCGATGCCAGATCTTTGCCAATTCCTGCTGGCTGATAATATTTGCGCGCATTCGCGCCTTAACTTCAGGCTGCATGTTATTCCCGTGATGGCTGCTATGTTCGGAACGGGTAAGTAATTCAAAATTGGAATCGGCGTTGTTAAGCGGATTATGGTCCCTGTGATGAACCGCGTGATCTTCTGGAATATCTCCGTGAACAGACTTCCAAAGCTCGATGTGTAACGCACCAATTCCCTTACGAACGGCGTGTACGTGGGGCTTGAAATAGGCTCGGTGCGCCCAATGCTTTGACTCTGGGTAGCGATAGAAGCGCACTCCGTTAAAGACAACAACCTCTCGCCTGCCCTTATCTCCGATAACGGTTTCCACCCGTAACCCACAACCCAAATCGGATGTGTTTTCGTCCCGCTCAATTGGCTTCCACTGCTTAGGGTTATTGTCCATATTTCAGCCTCAGATTTAGTCTTGCCACAAGCGAGAACACTATACCATCCCTGTCGTGTCAGGACTACATCTTTTTGGCCTATTTCTTCAATCGGGACTTCGCCTCTCGCGGTCGTAATCAGAGTTCCAGCCACAAAGCATTCATCGTCATCCTTCTTAGCTGGCTGCTCAATAGTTAATCCTTTATCCGTTAACTTAACCGGCACTTTACGCCAGTTATAAGCACCGTCGCGATGCCCTTTCATGCCCGCATCGTCCACTGGGGCGATAAACTGTCGATCATCGACCACGTCAAACCATGCCGGACGACCAAGCTCCCAACGTCCGTCTATCCCTTTTCTGTCAGGATGAAACGGATGCGGTTGAGAATGATCGGACATTAAAAAGTGTCGCCACTGGGCCACCCCTGCAAATTTTCCAATATCAGGAAATGGATTAAAGTGCCAGTCATGCTTGGAATTCAGAACCATTCGCTCGCCTAGTTTTTCATGGCTCATGTACTCTCGCTCAATCTTTTCTTCCGGCCAAAGTTCACTGCGAATGATTACCGCCTGTTCGTCTATGCCAATGCCGGTGAACGTGCGGCCTCGGTAGCGGAAGATTGAGCCCGACAATTCATATGCTTGCGGTACTTTACTAATGAACGACCATGCTGACTTGTGGGCCACCGTGTAACCAATGTCCAGCCCAACATCGCAGGGCCAGTCTCTCGGAATTCGACGTATCTTATATTTCGCCTCAAACTGACTCCAGGTAATTACGTGTAAACGTAAAACACGATCATCGTATTCAGGTAGTACTCTTTCCTCTTTTACTACCGTCATATCGTGCTGGTATTCAGCGGCAAACGCGTCCGGGCTTACCCTGTTCATTGTGCCTTCCCAGTCAGAAACCGTGATACCGGGCCAGTTAGACTCGCCCTGCGTGATGACCGAGTACGGGCCTTCGTCGGCCTGACGAACTTCGTACACTAATCCCTTAACGGCTTGGATTGGTCTCGCGCTAAGTGAGCCCTCTTCGTTAATCTCCCCAAAGATAGTACGGATAGCCAAAGCAAGAGATGCGCCCGTCAGCATTCGGTTAACCACTGAATTCGGATGAATTGGGTTCTGCGGAACGAGCACACGGGTGTTAGCGTTGCCCATCGGAAGGATGGCCCGCGTTAGCATGTGCTCCTTATGCTCAACCACGTGCGGAGAGTCGCCCAGCTCGTCGTAGTCGTCGCAATTGTGCGACTGACCAAATGCCGTTACATATGTATGATCTTCCGTTTTTATCGGCACGAAAACTTTATCGAGCGCGGGGGCTAGCGATCTAATTTTCGACCATAGCCACCCGTCCTCAATAAAATACTGAACAAAGTCATAGCGAGTTTGATCATCAAACGGGTATCCAAGACTTCTTGCTCCACCCCTAAATCTCAGGTCATATTTTTGTTGGGTTTGGCAAGTCCTTCCTTTGATAACTATCTGCCCTGGCCCGACACCCCGTCGGATAGACGAACAGATACCAAATCGCAAAAGGATTCGTCGTAACGCAAGCAGACCTTCTAAACTCACGCTTGTGATACGAACCCCGTTCCCCGCGATGTCAATAAAACCGTCCGCTGCTACGTAGCCTTGAATCAATCGCTCTTGATAGACGCTGTTAAGTTTTTCCACCCATGCGGGAGGGGCTTTATGTCCTTGCTTTTTGCTTAACTTCCACGTTCGCAGCCATCGGCTCATAGCTGTATGCGCGATAACAATTTGAGAGCATCCAGACTTCGGTACGACTGAATAGGGCTTATTCCAGCGACGAAGAATGGACGATACGCGGGCAAATATCTCTGGCTCTGCAGTGGCGATGGTCCACCCAACCTGAGTTTTTGTTAAGTGTCCGTCTCCCCACCACAATCCAATTAGCCACCACCAATCGGGATCAAAAAACTCCTCAATAACCACACGCTCCAAACCCACGTTCTCATATTTAGTGATTCGGCCCTTTTTATCACGTCCAACAATTTTCTTCCGACTAAAATCTTTTAAGACAGGCTGGAGCGGTTTCACAGAGAAATCAATAGGCAGACCGACGTAACACTCTTCGGAAAGATCACTGCCTTTCACCCACGCTGGCGCAGTCCAAACATAAACATTCTTCTCTCCGTTAACCGTAGTTCGTCTCTTGCTAATAACCTTATACCGATGATCCAGCGAAACCGTTTCCCTGAATGGAAGTCCGTGCAGTTGCACCTCAACGCCATCAGATCGGTGCTCTTTGGCCGTGGGGTGATCTTCTACTTTGATCCACTGGCTCTCATGCAGCATTCGCGTGCCGCGTTCATGACAAATCACCATAGATGGTCTAAGGTTGATTGACTTCCCGCCGCGCATCGCTACATCCGCTCCGACTGGTCGAATAGACCAGCCGCCCGAAGTCATTAAAAACTCCTGCCCCCAGCCGAACTTATTTCCGTGCGCTCCTAGTTTTGGTTTTCCCAGCCACGGGTAGGTCTCAGCCACGTGTTCCGACTCGATGCGATCACGAATCGCAACCACGTGGTCTATTGCTTGTGAGAGTTTTGCGGAGAGGTAAATAACATAGCCGCTTTTAAGTATGGCTCCCTCGGCTATTGCCGCCCACTCCACGTGGCTCGACTTTCCTGTTTCTCTGGGCCACGGTAGAAACCCAACCGTCTCTTTCGGATCAAGCGGGACTCCGTTTCGTACTTTATTTAACGCTCCCCAGTTCCACTCCCAAAATCTTCGTTGAATTGGAGCAAAGGGACGGGTGAACGTCTGCGCACCAAGAGTCTTTAACCAATGCTCCGGCCCGCGCCGCTCAATAAAAATACCTTTGTTTAGTTTAAGGTAGGCGCTGAGTCTTTTATAGGTATCAGGAATGTTCGCCTTGAGCCATGACATTGTTTTGTCAACCTGCTCAGGCGTCGAACTGGCGAGAAGATCAAGTACATGTTCTAGGGTTGGTTCAGGCATCTTCGCAGAGAACGTCAATCGTAACCAGTGAACGAGTGTGGTAGATTCGCTGGTTTCGAATCACAAATCGGTAAAGGTGGCCCAACGCTCCCGGATGCCCGCTCATCAAGATTCGAACCTCATTCTCATGTAATCCACCCTTAAGGATCGTCCCGTCACCATCGTCTCTTACGGTGCCAAACGAGACTACTTTTAACGAGTTAGTCGAAGCGGGATGTTCGGGTAACCGTGCGCCGTTGGCCAACAACTCGGTTACATCGTCAACCCGTGATGTTGTTCCATCGCTCATAGACTCTTGGCCCGGTTGTGATCAGTTGACTTGCTTCGAATTGACGACGTAGTTCCGCTTCTTCACCTTGCAGGGTTGCGGATAGATCACGTCTACGTTCCGCGTTGTAATCACGTCCATCTTTAGCGGACGAATCAGACCATTCAGTTAAAGCCAGCAGTCCTAAGGCAGATCGGACTTCGCACAGATCAGCATCCTCATTGGTAAGCGGAGAGGATGTTAACGCGGCCGAGTTCACTCCATTAGCTGATTGAAGGTAACGTATTTTGTATGACGCACCTGACATCGGCAAAGGCAGAAAGTCAACGTAGGCTTGATTGTCTCGCCAATAGAAAGCACATCGTTGGGCTGTACAGTTCGAACCATCATAAGGAGTGAACGCGAAAGCGGAATTCTGTTGATAACCCCAGTCGTAGGTGTCAATGTTCTGTGGTTGGAAGAACGGGACAGGACGGGCAATCCACGCTGGGTTAGTCGGGTCCCAGGTAAGCACTACCAAAGGAGTGCCGAAGTCCGCTGCTGTAATCTGATACGACGGAACACCCGGGGCGACTTGAACTATCGTGTCATTGTAGTTCCACGGATTTGAAGTGTTTCGCTGGTGACGTTTGATTGTCCGAACGTTCGTACAGACGGTATTGAGAGCTTGCGCGTAGGAGGGTCGGTTACTCCTAGGGTCCCCAAGTCTTAGGAGAACATTGTCGCAAAGCTCAGTTATAGTCGGCAACTATTTCTCCCTTAGTTCGCACCAGCGAGTTTTATGCATCTGAATCGCGCGCGCGGTGTCGAAAGGTTTTCCACACTCACAATCGTATGACGGTAGTTCAACCGGATCAGGCTCGATCTCCGGTTCCGCCTTCATAGTATCTTCGTCAACTAAAGGCGTAGCTACCTCGCCGGCGCGTTTTTGCCGTTCGAGGTTAGCTTGCTTTTCCTCAAGGGAGATTGCCAGCCATTGCTCAAACATGTTCTCTAGTTTTTGATTTCCGCCACCGCTCGCTACAACTTGTCGGATTTCACGATCCTGACGTTGCAGGCCAAGCTGATCAAGCAGCACTAAATCCATTGCCGTGTAACGAGGGATGTAGCCTTCGGTTTTTGCTCCAATCTCTCGCATCTTGGCGTGAGAGTTCTGAATGGTCGTGCTCGCGTAGTCCCGAAATTCAGTTAACGACAGCATGAAACTGTCAATAATTTCTCGAAGGCTGGAATGTTCGGCGGCATCATCAAGAACCCGCTCGACTTCACTAATTAGAACCGTCGGCTGTCTGTTCTTATCGTAGAAAAACGGGTAGTCAGGAAAGATCGTTTGTTGTATCCGCCAGATTTCGGGATCAACGTACATTCCGCCCATTTGGCGAGGCTTGTACGGGTGAGATTTTAGAGACGCGATCTCGACTATTCCCCGCCGGTATCCTTCACTTGAAACATTTGCACTGCCGACAAGAATCCCATTGACCTGATCGCCGGGATACGCAATTTTGCCAACTAACGTTCCAACAGGTGACGGATCTTTACCGTAACCTACACCTCTCGACGGAGGAAGATTGGGCGACACGTAACCGGGAGGAATTGCCTGTCGGAAATATCCATGCTGCGTCGGCTCTCCATCCACGATTTTTTTGGCAATGTCGTAAGGGATGAAATCATGCGTATCTTTCAGCAAGGGAGTGATTCGACCCTTACGAAGGAAATGTTTCACAAATCGCAGACAGGGATTGGACACCTCGATGCCCCCCGCCTTCGTCCACGGACGATCTTTGGCCGTTTGTGGATCAATCAAACTTCCAACAAAAGCCAGATAGAGCGGGGCTTCGTTGTCGATGTTCGATTGCGGCGGCTCAAACACTCTGCCGTCAACAGGGATTCCCTCTGACACTTCCAAAACTTGACTCATACGATCCTTTCAGTTGCTCTTAGTTGAGCAGGTATAGACCACTTTCCGTTTTCGTAAAGCCTCCTACGCTTGTAGGGCTTCGCAAAAGATGGTCTCGAATTTCCTCTGCCGCTTTACGTCTTTCGTCCTCTTGCTTTTCCGCGAGTGTTTGTGATCGCGTTAGGGCGTCTCGCTGGCCTTGTGGCGCGTCGAGGTATCGCACGTCGTCACCAGGTCGAACTTCAGGGTCGCCCATTGCCGCCTTAATGGTACGCTTTATCCAGTCTAACAAATTGCTGTTTGGGTCAAGGTAGTAACCCCAACAATGTTCGAGTGCTCCCATACACCGGCACTCCGCACCGTGACAGGGACAGCACTCTCCGTTATGGTAGCAGTGAGCCCTCAGCTCAACGTAACGCTCTGAGGGGCATGGACCTTTCCAGTCCCAGACCGTTCCGTCGTAAACGGAGTAACGGCCAACTTCCCAAGTCCCCGCATACTGTTCCGGTTCAAGTCTTTCAAGTAAAACCCATCGCGGGGCTGCCACCTTTCCCCCGTCACCATCGTTACCGTAGTAGAAAATTGGAAGCGTGTAACCCTTGGGAGATTCTTCCATCCGGTGCGGGTACCAACGAAACTCGTAGGGAGCCCAGGCGAGTTTATTTATCGGGCGTCCATCCCGAGTCCCGGTCGCGTTATCAATAAGCGTCTGAAACCTTGTCGCGTCTTTCGACGTGAAAGATTCAGGCGGTGGCATTTGGGGATACCACTGCGCAGATTGATTATAAACGTCATCGTAAAAACTCATGCGTAACCAACAATAGTCGCGTACTCAGTGCCGGTAAAGGCAGCACTCGTCAGTGTAACTACTTGTCCACTAATGGACGAGGAGAATGGACCCCGAACTCTCTGCGGTTGTTTCACGTATTTTGTCGTGTAGGTTCCACTCGTTCCGCCCGTGCCAACCACCTTCACGTCCTCGTTAATCATCCCCTGATCGTCGGGGTTTGAACCGACCTGTCCGGTCGCTAAAGTAATTGCGTGATCTGCCATTTCTACCTCCGAAAGTGTTATACTTAGGTGTGAGAGACGGCATGAACCGTCTCCCACGTTACACCCAAATCACCGTGTTAAAGGAAATCTTTGGATGCAGATTCTCAACTATAGCATTCTCGCCAAACTTCGTCCGCGTTCACCTGTCAGCTTCACGCACCGAATCACCATTGTAGGGCGTAAGTTCCATCACTTAACCGTATTCGGCCTTGTTGGCTACCACGTCAAAGAACGTACCGGATATTGGCTGTGTCGCTGCTCGTGCGGTAATTGGTCAATCGTTAACCGTAACAAGTTGGGTCAGAAGCGAACCACTTCCTGTGGTTGCCGTAGCGCCGTTCAAAGAACTCACGGAATGCGTCAAACACCTGTCTATAGCCGCTGGGTAGGGATGCTTACGCGAGCCCGTAATCCTAACGTCAAAACCCAGCACAATTACGTTGGACGTGGAATTCGAGCATGTCAAGGTCTGACAAGGTTCGAGAACTACTACAGACTCTTAGGCGATCCGTTGCCAACCGATCAGACCGACCGCATTGAGAACGACGGTCATTACTCATGCGGAGAATGCTCTGAATGCATTGAAAACGGTTGGCCGATGAATATCAAATGGTCATCTTCAAAGATCAACAATCGAAACCGTCGAACCAATCGCCTGATTACTATCGGCGATCAAGTAAAGTGTATGTCCGAATGGTCTGAAATATCGGGAGTCCTATCCGCAACTGCCAGTTATAGACTGAAACGAAACTGGACCCCCGAACAAGCGTTTGGGTTTGAGTTGCCGCCCTCCCGAAAAGGCAAAGGCGGTAGGCCAAAAAAGTTAATTCCCAAGACCCGTATCAACCTGTCGGACAATTCCTGTGCTGCTGGCGCGTTTGATTGTCGAACAAGTCAAAAAGTCGTCTATACCAAAAGTCCAGCTCGTTCCCCAGAAGCGGTAGAAATTGCGTGAACCTGTGGCGTTGACGCCGGGGAGATTTCTCCAACTAAGGCCGTCAGGATTGATATCGTCAAACTCAAACTCGGTGAATTTCTGGAGGTTGTCCTGGAAGAACGTCGAACGATCTTCGTCATAGTTGGCAATCTCCATCATGCGAGTTCCGTCCACATCCTTGTATATCGCCGCAATGTCCGTCACTGCGTCATCGGCAGTCAGGCGACGTTGACCAAATCCCTGCTTTCTCAAGTCGGACATCAGGCCGGGGGTCGTGATATTCGTTAACCCGCTGCGAGCGCCTTTCTCAAGATTAAGTGTGACAAGCATGGTCTTGACCGTCTCCCGATCGCTGATTGTGAACTTGTTGCCGTTCAAGTCAATCGTCGGAACGTTCATAATCGTGTCCACTGCTGAATCACGGCCTTGAACGATACGGTTTGTGTCATCGATCAATCCCGTAATTCCCATCGGTACGGCGTTGTAGGAACCGACATCGGTAATTGGGTTACCCGAAGTGACCACGCCGCTTAGCAGCGTCACGGTTGCCTGAGTCTTGTTGTTCGCGGAGGTTACAAGGATCGTGCCTTCAGGTAACCCGGTCGCGGTGTCCCATGACTGGTAGTATTGATTCTGTTTCAACCGCACGGCACCCTTGGTGTGGCCGGGAGCGGCGGCGGCGGCGGTTTCACAAGTTAGCGTCTGACCCGCACCGGCTACGGTCAAGGACGCAGAAGCGTAAGCCAACGCACCTGATCCGTTACCGCAAGCGTAGAACTCCTGTCGTTGTGCCGCAACGTCAGTGACGTTTTTGATGATGCGCTCGATATTGAACATCGCCTGGGCCTTCTTCGGGCCTCGCGCTCCACCAGCATCGTTTAGCAGCGAATAGTCAATCTCGATAGGAATGGTGTACCACTGGGGCACCGCCCACATCGAATCCGTCTGCTCAGGGATTGCTCTATTGTTGTCCGGCTGGCTTAGGGTAGGGTTACCGTGGCCTCCGGGCTGGCTCTTACCGTAGGCGTATCTGATGCCTCGCTGTGAAACAACCTCACCGCGAGTCATCGTGCCAATAGCGTGCCAAAGCGGGGCTCTAACAACATATTGATTTTTTGCCATCACGATCTGCTGTTGATACAGATCGAGTAGATTAGTTACACTAGTTACTTCGGGCATGGATTTTAGCTCCTCTAACCGTATAGGGCGTCAATCTCCTGCTTTGTCCTAAAGGACGCAGGAGGCTGGCCGCTGGCTTCCCTGGTCGGGTCGAAAGCTGATCCAGTTATCGACGGTCTGACTTGAGGGCTGCCGTTCAAGGTTGAATTGTAGCCTGAAGCTTTCATCTCGAATAATTTCCCAACCAACTCAAACAACGGAGCTGCGATCAGATTCCCATAACCCTTCATGCTTTTACTCGCACGAGTGGCGTTGGACTGAAGTTGTCCTCCGGGTTGTTTCAGAAATTCCAACTCGCCAAATTCACGAGAATTGTTGGCAAACTCCTTCCTGGCACCGTCAAAATCCTGAATTGTTTTTTCAGGAAGTCCGATTGCCTTAAAGAAGTCCAGTGCAAGCCATTGAGTGTCCGGAACGGACATTGCTGCCGTAACCAGAGCAATCATTGAACCCATACCGGTGTTGACTCTCTCTGCTAGTTGGTTGAATTGCTGCACTTGTTCGGGAGGCATCTGCTGCGCTTCCTGAGATTGCGGATCAAGTGGAGCAACGAACTTGCTTCGTTCTACAATAGATTGTTTAAACTCAGTGAATACCTGCCGAAAGCCCTGCTCGACTCGCGTATTGCCAGCCTGCTTTGCTTGTTCCCGCTGATACTGTTCACGGGCTTGAAGTTGTCGAGACTCGCGCTCCTGAGCTTGTTGGTTCTGAGCAATCAACTCCTGCTGGAATTTTTCTCTTTCCAGATGGCGATTGATAAACTCAGGACTATTAGCGCGGAGTTCCTCGCGTTCCTCATACGGAAGCTTCTTATAAATGTCCTGAAGCTCTGGTTTGACAGACTCCAACTCTTCGGCGGTAGCTTGCCACTGTGGGGCCACTTGGGACGGCTCAACTCCCCCTAGAATCCTTAACGCCTTCTGCCTCTCCGTAGGATCGGCGGCAATGCCTTCTAAGGCAATGTCCATCAAAGGCATGAGTTGTCCGGTATTCGGATTCGGTACTTGCATCTCGGACATGTCAGCCCAGAGATAGCGAGCGTGATCGGGATACTTTTCAACCAGAAACTGGGCAGCGGGTTCCGTGGCGGGTTCGAGTTGACCTGAATCATCTCGTTTCCAACCTAAGAACCGTTCGCGAAAATCGACGGTTTCCTGCACTTCTTCAGGAGTCTGAAAGCGATCCGCTACATTCTCGAAGATTTTGTGCTTACCGGAAAGTTCGTCGAATTGGGTTTTGAGCGGGTCGTAAGCACCCTTGATCTGAGCCAACCCTTTTGCGAAGGGTGTCCCTTGTTTGATTGCTTCCTGAATTTCTTCCTCAGTAGGCAGTCCTGCAAGTGGATCAGGCTCTCCTTGAACGGATTGCGGTTGTACGTCCGCCAACGAAGAATCCGCCGTAGCCGGCGCAGGTGACGAGTCTGCCGGTTGTGAACCGCTAGTTGCTACGGATTGACTAGATACATCGGGGGTGGCGGAAGGTAGTCCGCCTTCAGGTGTAGACATCGAACGGGAGTGTACAACCGTTTATAACTAAATTGCAAACAATTTATTTTAGTTGAATACACAAAGACGCCTCGATCCGAAAATCAAAGCGTCTTTTTAAGTGAAGCGACTGACATCAGCAACCCGATCTCGCCATGCTCACATTAGTAGCGGTTAACAGTCAGATGGATCGGCGTCTCTGTCTAACAGCTGATTGCGCAGAAAGGATTCTATCACAAAACACCAACGCCCCGAAAGATTTCTCTCACGGGGCGAAGGTTAACTGTTGTTCAGGACAGTTGAGTGCAGCACGTTAAGATCAGTCTAGCAAAAATACTTCTTGCTTTCAATACAAATCGTGCGATATCCTATCCACGTTCAGGATGGTTGAAACAAAGATTCTCCTTGAATCCTCTCAATCACCCAAAAACTGACGATATTTACTGACTTACAAAGGATCGTCCGTGCATGGTGGCGCTCACCGAAATACGAAGCCAAATGAATCCCCTGCCGATAAAGCTGCGTCAAGCCAGCCTGTAGGTAGGAGCCCGCGGAGAGACAGCCGCATGGAATTGCTTTTGGCCCTGCGTCCAGAGACAGCACGTTAATCACATCGGGAGACTCAGAACAAGTCGCTTACCGATGCGGCCAGCTCAGATATGGTAAACAGCTCCTCGTTGGCAGAGGATGTCTGTCTGAGTAACCCGTCTGGAGAACTCGGTACAAGTAACGCGAGAACTCAGTGGCGTACACTTGGTTTACCTTCCCCAAGGGTGGGTAAACTGCGTCCACTCGAATCTAATAGCGATACACCGAGTAAAGCGAGGTTGGTGCCGTGGGGCTCCGAAGAGAGTTCCTTACCGTCCACCTATCGGGAACCCAAACTCAGCCCAGCCTAAGAGAAATAACAGAAACCACAAGAGAAGGTTAAACCCCAGTGGACGCCACGAAGCAGGCTGCCCGGTCGCAGGCCATCCTGTCCAGAACCCAAACACCAAAACCAGCAACATCAGTATCCAGAACACCACGCCAATTGAAAGTGTTCCGCTAGCGAGTAGAAGTGTAGTCATTGAAGATTCTCCCTTATCCAGTAGGTTAAGTTGTTCAGCCACCGTCGCCAAACGGGGACGCGTGATAGATCTACGTGGGGGTGCACGATTCCTTGAGGGATAACGCGGTCTCGGTTCAACCACTGCGCAGCCTCGGTGTGAGAACCTGGCTCGTGAAGTACGTCAACGCCGTGAATGGCCGTGCACTCTTTGCACATAACAAGGTAACAGATCACGGGATCGCGGGTAACCTTTTGCGCGCAATTATCCACTTTTACCCTTCTTTCTGTGGTAGAATCACACCTGATTCTTTGATATTCCATGATCGGCACGGAACTCTCGCAGGGATCGCTCGCGCGCCATGCTTCTTCGTAGAGATCGAGGGATCGACTTACAGTGGTTTATTGTCCTACGCTCCGCTTTGTCGTCGGGAAGTTGTAGACGCGGCGGACGTTCAGTGGTCCAGGTTTCCCATAAGGGCATACGGGAAAACGCAAACTTAAATCTCGCCCGTCGTTCACTTTGTCGTGATATGTTCATTGTTTTTCCTCAAATGGAGCGTGCAAGTTCTCGGCCGTCCCAAAGTAAACCTCAACCCTCACTCTGGTAATTTCGAGCCAACTCAGAAGAGTACGCCAAGCGCGGAGCAATCGCCTGTCCCGCGATTTCTTCCCCAAAGCACAGTAAAGCTACCGCCCGGTGAACCACGTCCGCCTGAGAGCATTTATCAGCCTTAGCTTGCCTGCGAATCGCCTCCACCGCACTAGCCGGAAGTAAACAACTGAATGGAACTTTAGGAGACTTTGCCATAAATCTTGACCGCTTTGCGCAGAAAGAACAGTAACATAACACAATAGGAACCACAATAGCTTTCTATAGCGGTTAACATCCGGAAACCTCTCAGAGCGCGCTATAGCGCGCTTCCCTGTTGACCGGGGCCTCGCGAAAGGGGCGGGGGAGTAAATCGTCCAGGGCGAGAAAATCGATCCCCCGCCCCGGGGGCAAAACACGCGAATTTCCTAATGATTATGGGGTACGCCCACCGTATGGACACCGACCTAATCGAGTACGATGCTCACGTGTTTAACGTGAGACGGTAATTGACTGGCTGTAACTGTTGGCAGGTAAGGAGGGTCTGATAATAGCCAATATGTCCGGGAGCGAGGAAATAGCAGATAAACATTGTGTTCACAACGAGTTAAACACTTGAGAGTGTATAATCTACGTTGTCGGTCAATTAGCTTCGTCAACCACCTCCACGTCGATCGCCGCATTGAGCATTCCCTGGAGTATTCCGTTCAGGTCTGTGCCGGTGAGATCGACGTTTATATTCACTGATTCCGTTCGGTCAGCGAATAATCCCCGGAATTTGCCCAGCTGAATCGTTGCGTCCTTAGCGTCGTGCAGCTCAATCTCGTGCGTAATCTCAGTCTCCGGCTCTCCGTCTTTCACCGGGATAATTCTGCGCTTTATCTTGAGCTTTTTGATCAAATCGTCACTGTGGTTAGCCTTTGCGTAGTCAATGTCAAATTCACCAGAACCGTCCAAAACATCAGCAATAGACGAGCGAGAGTACTTAGTTAGACGAGCAAGGATCTCCTCAGCTTCTGCTATCGGATTGAGCAATCGTGTTAGTTCCGCTCTGACCTTAGGATTCCTTAATAGGTTGGATGCCATGACGGCCAAGGAGTTATCGTCACCCTTGTAGCCAGCGAGACGGGTTGATTGAGTTCCGTTTCCAGTCTCTAAGTAGTGGCGAATAAAGGACTTCTGCTTGGGCTTGAGCGAGTCTGAGAGGCTAAGGGGAGCCGTTAGATCGGGAGGAATTATTTCTATTTCCTGTGCGGCCATTTGTTACCGGCCTTTAGTGTTGCGTTCATGGCGGATTTTCCTTGTGTCCAGCCACGCCAAAGTCCCAACGACTATCTCTCGGAGTGCCGTCATTTTCCAGCCACCTCTACCTTCCAATCAACTGCGCCAGCGTCACCAGTGCTAACCCGAGAGACAGGCAGCGATTCGTGGAGATCAGTAGGAGTGATTGAGTGTTCACAGCGTCACCATTCCTTTCACCTTTGCGCACGTTCTTGGGCCGCCATCAACCGGGTCCGCTACCTTCCGCCGTCCACACGACTGCTTGTTAGGATTGGGCCGAAACTCAGCTAACTCGTCAATATAAAGCGGTAAGTCCTTTTTGTAGATAAAATCGTTGTCGTTCATTTTTACCCCTCTCTTCCGTCGCTGCACCCGGTTCGCTAAAGAGTTTCCATCGTACCTCACAATACCTTCCTCGTGCAAGATAATTCCGGTTGATTGCTCGCCTGAAATGGTGTATTGACAGACCGATATAGTTGGATTATATTGGGCGCATGGAAAATACAACTTGCAACCGCTGCGACGATAAGTTGGCCGATATTGAAGACGTTGATCTTCACAATGCGTCACACGATTACATGGAGGCTGAAACCATCGCAAGGAAACTAAAAACCTATGAATTGCAATACGGAAAACTGACGCCAGCTTATCGTCGCAGTCTCATCAAAGTACTTGGACGCGACACGGTAGAGCAGCGAAATAGCGGTCTGACCGTGTTGGCGTTGAAAGCGTTTCCGTCAAGTCCTAAGCAGAAATTCATCCAAAGTTTACGCGACTAACAAATCGGAGAAACCATGACGACAAAGCCAAACAGCAATGTACTCCACGCACTTGAAAACTTTAAAATGTGGCTCGGCTGGTATCCCGCTGACTATACCGGCGCGACCGAATTTGCTGGCGACTCCTTAGAGACAGTCGAAGAGGTTAATGTTTTTGAGCGGGAGTTACGGGAGCAAATGCTTGCCAATGACATTCGGGAAGCAATGGTACGCAAGGGCTGGATTATCCCTGCCACTGAGCGCGAGGTTGAGATTGCCGAACTTACCGACAGAGAGAGCGTTCTAACGAACTACGGCGACACAAACTGCTTCGACGGATTCAACGCATGAAACGAACATTCAGACAACGATTGCAAATAGTGGCGCTGTTTATAGCCTCAAACCGATACGACAAGCCGGGGGAGCGGAATCTGCGCTCTGCTCGTTGGTGGCTGAGTCTGTGGCCTGACAGTGCGACGTTAGGAAACTAAACCATGAAACCTCAGTCTAATGTGGGTGGGCGGTGTATCTGCGGCTTTCACAACGGTTGCCCGGAGGGTGAGCATGTGGAGTGCGCTTGTCTTTGCGCGACGGTGGAGAGTCTCAATAATGATCGGGAGAGCAGGGAACCAGCGGAGAACGCAGACTATGATCGTGGCTACGTTGATGGTTATCACGAGGCCGCTGAGGACTGGTTACGAACAGGCCGTTGGGATATAAAGACAACCAACCCTGCTATCGCTCAAACCGTGCCGCACTCGTTCGATGAAATAAAAACTTGGCTGGAGCAAGAGCAAGCAAAGCAAGGAGTTACAGAGCTGGAAACAGAACAAGACCACAAAGGCCCGTCAGAAAAGATACCTACTTCTTCTGACAGCCAAAAGCCTTTAGACCCTAACGATGAAGAGGGTAAATACGCGCTCTATGTCGAAGGAATTAGCGAGCGCGCTTCGGAGTCTCCGCGTCCCTACATCCACGGCCACGTATTTCAGCCATTCCAAGGCGGACTAACGTGTGACATCTGCGGTAACACTGAGAATGTGCATTCACGTAAACGTCCGACCTTCGCTGACTCAAACTCTTAAACAACTATGAAATATCAATGCGGACATTCAGCGTGTGACCTTTGCGGCGGGCATCGTCGTTGCGATCCAAACGCGGGACAGTTGCAGAATATCAACAACCTGCTCGTTTGCAATTTCTGCCTAAACCGTGCCGTTCGCTTTACCTATGACGTAGCGTGTAAGTTTGGCGGAACGGTCATTGACACAACGAAGCCTTGCGCCCGACTAATGTCCGAAGAAAAGCCGCAAGCCGAATCAGCGTTAACTAACTACGCGGACTGCAATAACTTTTGAGATCATGACTGAAACTCTTAAACAACTTCTCTGCCTCCGCTGTGGTAACAGATGGTATCCCCGAAGCCCTGAGAAGCCCAAAGCCTGCGCTAACCGGCTGTGTAACTCACCCTTCTGGGACAAAAAGCGCAGGGATGGCACCGTAGGCCCACAAACAAAGATCCAAGCACTGCCAGCACCCTCGCGAACTAAGTAGGAAGGCGAACAAGGGACATACGCCCCGAGAGAGCTATTTTCGTGAAAGCTATTGACAAGTCAATACATAGAGAGTAGAGTGTCAATCGTCGTAGCCGAGACCGACACGGCACATCTGGACTGGACTTGGACTGGAGATTTAAAATGGACATACAGGTAAAGGGCAATCGACAAGCGCAAATTCTCGCAGGCGTAGAGCCGTGGGAAACAACCACAGTATCAATCAGCCTAGCTGACCTACCTATAGAGCAGCGCGAGTTATTGGCTGCTGGATTCGTACCAACGATTATCTCGGCGACAGCGGAGGCAGCAATAGACGCTCTCTCCGCGGAAGTGCTCGCGCGACAAGCAGCGGCAGAAAAGAGCGCACAAGAGCAAGCCGCAAAGGATGCTGAAATTACAAAATGGATCGAGACTGCCGAGCTGACTACAGCGACCAGTGCGGTATTTTCCGAGGAAGTGCGGGTAGAGTACACGTACTTTATCGCGCCCTCTCATAGTCCCTACGGGGCCAGCGAAGAGGTCAAAGCTGCCTACGCCGCGCGATACGCCGCACTGAAGGATGAGGCGGCGCGCCTGAGCGAGCAAACTAAGGCCGAGGCTCTACTCGCAGCAGAACCACAAATTAGAGCCGCGCGAGAAGCGAAAGAAGCGCGGGAGGCCGCAGAGAAGCAAGCAAGAGCGGACGTGCTCAAACTCAAAAAAGCTCGTCGTGCCGAGATTAACGCCGTAGAGATTTCTATCACGCGGGGAGAATCGCGGGAGTGGGGTACGCCGTGGGGCGCAACCGTCACAGCATCCCGAGGTAAGGACCATTACGATTTCGATGCTGCCGAGTACGACCTGGCATCGGAAGTTCTTATGATTCGCTGTCAGCCCGGAGACGTGATCGCGTGGGGCCAGAAAAACTACCGCAAGCCAAAGAATACACTGCACGAGCGTAAGCGTGTTAGTGAGGATTGGGGCTTAGTCGCAATCTAACAACTGGCTCCAAATAACTTCCATCCCAAAGGAGAAAAACATGAAAGCCAAAATCGCAACAACTGTCCTGCTGGCAATTCTCAGCATAGTCATCTGGATGCTGGGCTACCGCACTGGTCAGACTGACGAACAGGCGTTCATAGATAAATCGGTCGAAACCAACTGCCTGAAACTGATCAAAGTAACCAAAGATAATACCGATCACGCCGTAGAGGCTGAGTACGTGCGCGTTCTCTCAGCCGTAGCTCGAACTATGCGCTGCTCAACTGAGGCTGAACACAAGGCGGGAAATAACCACGAGTGCGACCCTTCAGAGATTGAACAGGATGCGGGTCTGACGGACGAGAAGGGTACGAAGATTTACTGAAGAGAATGACGAGGACTGACGTGTTGATAGATCAAACTGATAAAGGAGCTGGAAATGAATACATTAAAAGCCGGGGAAGTTTGGCTCTCACAATACTCTGGTAACTATTTCCGCATTGATCGAGTCGACGGCGATCAGGTCTCAGCTACCCGCCTGGGCTACGTTGAGAACATTGGACAGCTTAACGAAAAAAGCCACCTGTCCCGCAAACGTCACGGCGACTCACACGTTTGGAGTATCGCCACTTTCAATCTTAAAGACTTTCGCCGTATCGCTCGCAACAACCTCAAGTTTGAAGCGTGGCTCCAGGCGAATGCGCTCTAAGCAATCCCGTAAAGCCGACTGATTAAGGAGAAGAAGATCATGCAAAAGGTCAATGAAACCCAAGAACTCGCCACCCCAACGGGCAACGCCACTAAAGACAATTCGTTGAGTGCTGACCATGCCGCAAAACTCGCCCGAATCGAAGAATTGAAGGCTGGCAACCGAGCAATGATGCGGGACCGCTGTTACGAGTGCGGCGCAAAGGTGCAAACAGGCAACTTCATTGAATCAGGAAATCAACGCTATTGCTTTCCCTGTGCCGCCAAGGGCGCAGACGCCGATTAAAGACAAGCCACCTGTTAAATATCTGAAAGGAATCAAAAATGACATTCAAGGATCAAGCTTACGCCAACGCTGTTTTAGGGAAATCCGCTGCAAAAACCTCAGCCATTCCTCGGTCGGAGTCGCGGACCGCTTCCGAGTTGAGCGATGAACAGGCAAGAGCGGATGCGTTTGTGGCCGCCGGATGGAAAGCCGAGAGAGCTTCACTGTACGACGAGGAAGGGGTCGAGGGTTGGCGGTGGACGGACCCGCAAGGTGATAACGACTACACCGTAATGGGCCATTGGGATGAGCCTGCGCCACCGCCTGATTGCGATCTGCCAACTAGTGCTCCATCGTTCACGCCGGGGCCGTGGACCGTGGGATCGCACACGCAGGACTTAGTGATCAACGGCCCCCAGTGGGAAACTGTTTGTAGGATCAGGCGCACTGTCACAGGAAAAGCCAACGCTCGCCTGATAATTGCCGCACCTGATCTGCTCGCCGCACTGGAAACCTTAATGGTTCGCTTTGAACAAACAAACGAAGCGTGGATGGGCGATCCTGCGATGGTGCAGGCTCGCGCTGCGCTCGCGCTCGTAAAGGACGTGAAGCCATGATCAGTGAATTAGTCTCTACCGAGCACGGCTCTCATCTCCCAATCAACGTCTGCGCCCACTGTGGTCATGACGACTCCCCGGAGGATGCTGCGTGTTGGGTACGCGACGCGGACGATGATCGCGTGTGCCCCACGTGCGCAGAGCGCGAAGGGCTGGAAAAGGACGAGTAGTTCTCACAAATTAACTGTTGACAATATATTATTATTAGGATTATGATAAGACCATGAGAAAACGAACTCGTCCAGTGAGCAACGTTGAGGCAACGCCTCGCCCTGACATTATCTGGAACTATGATCCAAAGACAGGTAGCGGGCCGTTGCATATTTCCACCCAGAGTTGCTTTCACAACGGGACACATAAATCGTTTACTCGATGCGGCCGCGCGATGAATCCCGACCATCACATTTGGCACCTGACCCTGTCCCTTAATACGGCTCGTTTGTGCAAAAGGTGCGGCACTGTCCTTGAGTTCGAACAGGCTCTCGCTGAATACAGGACATGGGAGTTGCGCCAAACCGAGGAAAGAAAGGCACAGCGAAAAAAGGAAGAAGCCGAGCGATCTACCGCACGAGATCGACGACTGGCGCGCCTTGCGGAACTAGCGTCGTTTTTAGTCGAGGCGGGACTTCGCGTTGGGGTTAACGCTGAACGCGGCATGGCGATCGTTGAACACGCAGGCCGTGAGTTCGAAATAAAGGAATCAAAGGAGTCAGATGATTAAAAAACTCCACTGTAATAAATGTGACGCAACCTGGGAGCGTCGTAAAGAGGGTGAACTGCCAGTGCAGTGTCCACGATGCAAGTCTCTCAAATGGAACGTGCCCAAGAAAAAGAAAAAGGGTTAAACCGTGAACAAAAACAGAACCTTTGAGACGTTTTTCCCCGACCTCATCGGAACCGGCGGTAACTTTCCACTGTCCGTCCCTGCCGCATTCAACGGCCACTGTTTGATCCGTCGCTACCGCGTCACGATAGAGGAAATACCGGAGGAACATGAGGTACTGGAAGCACGGCTGCGCGACCTGTGGGGCAACATGTGGGGCAGTAGTCACCCTCAGTCAAACCGGGACGCCATGAAACGGGAAGCAGAGAGACTGGGAATAGAGTTGGAGTAGTCAGTTTCCGGTTAGGCTAAATTATATTTGCCTACCCTGTTGACAAGGCGATATAGTTAGTGTATCTTGATTTCATTATGACAAACCAAAAACACGGCACAGTCGAAATGAGTCCAATGCAACGACTGGGTATGAACGCTATTTTTTCCTGCAAGCCTGATTCTCTTGATACTGCGACAACCTACCGCGATGGACAAGTAGGTAGCGAGCAGGCTCCGGTCTGGTTTCTCACCCAAGTTGATGATCAGTTCTGGTACGCCAATCAGTCTGGCGACTGCTTCTACACTTACGAGCCGCTACCGCGAATCGAGGTTACCGCGTAATGTCAGAAGGAATCCATTACTGCGACTCATGCGCTGGCGAGTGCGAAATTACCCAAGCGCTGTCTATCGCAACAGCTCGCGCCAAACCTCGACTAGAGGACGCTGCGCGTTGGCTTCGTGAGATTGCCAACGAGAAGGAAGTGCCGGAACATTGGCGAAATGCTTGTGCACTTTGGGCGACAATAATTAACGGCACGCTTGAGCGAATTGCTGCTGACCTTATGGCGTCCTCCGCTACGGACTGTGTTGCAAACAGTCCTGAAACTGCGGGAGAAAGGGCGCTGCCAAAACCATGACTACAGAAACCTTCAACACCAACGACGTTGGGACCGCTGCTGTAATCTTCTTTGGTTCCGCGATCATGCGAATAATCAAGAGGCTAAGATAATGGCTGAAACTCTTAAACAGCTACTCTGTCTCCGCTGTGGTCATAAATGGTGGCCGCGCGCAACCGAGAAACCGCGCACCTGCGCAAGCTGTAATTCGCCTTACTGGGATATCAAAAGACGGAAGGATGGCAATGGCAAACATAACAAATCGTGACTGGTGGATCGCTAATACAACCGGACAGCCGCTGAAAGTGCGGTGTCTGTCCCATAACGTCGTGCTCGGAACCGCGCGGGTGGTAACGATGGACGGCGAGTACGGCGAGGTTGACGCGCGGGCACTGTACCCACGAAGCGGGGGACGTTATTGCGTTGAACCTGAAAGACGAAACCGTGGAGGCAAAATGAAGAACACTATCCATGATCGACGCGAACAGATGTTTTTGCGACAACTGGAAACCATGCAACAACAGTGGTTCAGGCGCGTCCAGAGTGCCGCCACGGACTTTGCCTACTCCCGTATTCGCGAATCACCCCTCTGGCCCACACTGAGTAACGCTGAGTGGGATGCGGCGGCAGAGGAGTTGGGTGGAGAGATTGAAGCGTTGATTGATGCGTGGATTGAAAGGAAAAAATGATACACACGTCCGGTGAGGCGTTTCGACGCGGCCTTCAACTCAACAGCCGGGCGGTCTAAATCTGGATTGAAAGGAAGGTTGAAGCATGAATGCCGATATTGACTTCCGGCAGTTGCGCCAGTGCTGGCTTTCCCCTGGCGGCGAAATAAGAGAGTGCTGGCCCAACCACGAAAGCGAAGCGTTTGACATTTTGAAAGAGATCGGGAAGTACGAAGATTTCCACCGCAGCGAATCAGAATACGGCTACGAATACTTAGAATCGCTTGGCTGGATTCGGCTTCATGCGCCAACGCAAACATGGATTTGCGAGAAGCGTCCGACTGCTAGACAACGCAAGGTGATCAAGGAATGGTGTTTTGATAATTCAGTCAGGTTTGATGACGCTCTATCTATTCAGCACGATGGCTACGAGGCCCTATAAAACGACGAACTCAAGGCGAATACTTGAAAGGAAGGTGAAGGATGCGTAATTCCCTGATTTTTTTCCTTATGGCGACGCTAATGCTAGCAATCTTTACGCGTTTCGCCGTCTTACACCAATACGAGGGTGCCGCCGTGTCAGGAGCATGGATATTGTTTTTCTCAATTTGGGGAGCGGCGTTATTGATCGCGGAAAGGATTGACCATGAATAGAGAACGTGATTATGACGATCTACTGTTAGCTGTCGCTTACAAGGACGCGGAAATTGAGCGGCTAAGAGGCTGCGAATTACAACTGAACACTCTGCGCCCAAAGCTGGCTGATTGTGAGTCCGCGCTAGCTGCCGCCCAGAAAGACTGCACGGCGAACGTGGTCGATACCTGCCACCGCTGGGAAGAGTCGCATAGAAACACGGCGCAGTTAATACGCAGGGAGTACGACGAGTCTCCCGAAGCAGACATGGAAGATGCGGCGGTTGCTGCGATTGAAGCTGTAAGGCGAGAGATTCAGGAGAAGAGTTAATGGAAAATGAAACACAGAACTCACTAGCGAACCTTGAAGGGGAACTAGCCGCCGAAGCGGACGGACGAGCGGTCTTGGGGTGGAGAGAGTTCAACGCGGCGGTTGCGCGTCTAATGGGATGGACGCCATACGGAAGCGACGATCTTCTTTTTGAGAACGGCGGGACATGCTACCGATTTATCGTTGCCGACTGCAATTTGCTTTGCGGCACTGGAAGCTAAACGCCAGTCACAAAAACCATGAGCGACTTAATTCAAATTGAAAAAGAACTCGTCCGGCTGGCCACCAATCTGGACGATCTAACCCAAGACTTTGAAGGCCTGTGTCGAGTCGCGGCTGACGCTCGAACCGACTATGATGTTGAGTGGTCCAAGTCCTTACTTCGCGCAGAAGGAACCCAAAAAGTCAGAGAAGCCGAAGCTACGCTAGCGTGTCAGAAGTACATGAGGGAAGCGCGAATCGCCGAGAGCATACGCGACTCCGCAAAGGAAAGAATTCGCGCTATTGAATCGCTGCTTACGGTTCACCAGTCGCGCCTTAAATGGATCGATGAGGGTGCTCGGGTTGGGACAGAAGGGGTAAGGCATGGACACAGAACTCCCGGATTTTGATTTCGAGGCCTATGTCGGAGACGTAGAAGAGGGGATTCGACTGAATGCCGCAATCTCCGCTGATCTTGAAAGAGCGATTTACAACTACGCAAACCACTTTGGGGATCAATCCCTGCTTCTATTCATTCAAGAATGGGCGAAGCGTAACGGACTACCGTGGAGAGAAGATAACAATTTATAAACCCAGCTTTTGATAAGGATAGTCCTATGTTGCCAACCGTAGAAAAAATCGTATTCGAGTATCTTGAGTCTGAGCGGACGAAGCGAACCCGGCCGCCGTCCTTACTTGAGGGGAAACTGCACGCTAACGCTTCTTCTGCCGGTGGATGTGCCCGTGCTATCGCTTTCAGAATTACGGGCCTTGAAGGGGCACCGCTGACCGGAGACTCGCTATTCAATTTCCACATCGGGAACGCGGTTCACGATCTAATTCAAACCGCCCTGCTAGTAAAGGTGCCCGGAGCGAAGGCTGAGGTCAACGGAGTAATCGGAGATTTTATCACATGTCGAGCTGATCTGAGTTACCTAGCGGAAGATTCCAAAAAAGTCTGCTGTGAAATCAAAACGACAAGCGATTTTGGGTTCAAGCTAGCTACCGGGGCAAAGCTCAAGAGTAACGGTCAATGGAACAAGAAAGATCAAGTTGGCGAAGGGCCGAAGATAGAGCATATCTTACAGGTAGGAATCTCCGCTAAGGGTCTTGACGCTGAGTACCTGGCTATCGTCTACGCGAGAAAGACCGCGACGAAAGACGAAGTCGTAACCTGGGAATGGAGATTTAAGATCGAACAATGGGAGACGGAGATTCAAGCGGAGATCGCCAGACTGAAACAGATTGTCGAGACGGTGAGTGAGGGCCGGATACCGGATCGAGAATACCAAGGGAAAATCCTTGACAACCCCGCAATTACTCGCTGGCCCTGTCAATATTGCGATTTCCGATCCCCCTGCCTAAAACTAGGCGCGGGTGAAGTAAAAATCACATAAACCAGTAGAAGAAGGAGAATGAATATCATGGGACGTTACGCTAGTGACAGTGGAGGCGGTTCTTTTACGCCAGCACCAACCGGAACACACCTTGCGCGCTGCTTCCGAATCACGGACCTAGGAACACAGCACGGAGAGTACAAAGGGCAACCAACACGCCGAAGCCAGGTATTGATTTCATGGGAACTGCCCGAGGAGACCATCGAAATCGAAGGTAAACAAGTACCGATTACCACGAGCAGGTTCTACACGAATTCGCTGGGAGAAAAGGCTAACCTGCGAAAAGACCTTGAGTCGTGGCGTGGGAGGGTTTTCACCGACGATGAACTTCGCCGGTTTGATCTCGAAAGCATCCTCAGTAAACCCTGTATGCTGACAATCGTGGGCGGGGAAAACGGAAAAACAAAGATTGCGGGCGTCATGGGTCTACCTAAGAACACACAATGCCCGGAACAAATAAACCCGTCGTCAGCTTTTTGGCTGGACGAGTATGATGAGGACAAATTCAACCAACTAAGCGACGGGATCAAGAAGATTATCGAAAAGTCGGAGGAGTACCCCGACATCGCCGACGGCAACTACGGACAGCCGGACACTAAGTCCGATTTCTCCGATGACGATAACGAAATCCCGTTCTGACTTTTTGGAAGGAAGGGCACCTGCTGGGAGGGTGCCCCCAAACTTTTTCATTGATTCCGAAACGGTTCTTTGATAACTTCTCTGTAGCTTAGTTCTGAGCTTTTGAGAAACACCGATTTGCCCCGGTTATTCCATTCCGAGTGCGACTAACAGAGTCGCGTTTGCGTCAGCTTATCTTGACTACTCGGGTCCAAGAGAAGGCGGGCAAAAGACGTGACGCGATTCTGTTAGTCGCTTTTTCGTAGGAGCACACCTATTGCCGAAACTACTTATCGACGAACAGCCCCTTCAGGTCTTACCCCAGCTCGCCAAACAGATCGGGCTAAACGAAGCAATATTCCTTCAGCAGCTCCACTACTGGCTAGTGAAGTCCAGACACGAACACGATGAGCGTCGATGGACATACAACACCTATGAGGAGTGGCATGAGCAATTTCCCTTTTGGTCACTCCGAACGATGCAAAGAATAGTCCGCAGCCTACTGGATCAAAATCTCATCGTCGTTCACCAATTCACAGCCACCGATCGAGACCAAAAAAACTGGTATTCAGTTGAATACGAGGAGCTAGGCAAACTCTCTGACCGTATGGTTCTGGATCACGCCAAGTTGTCGTCATCGAGGACGCCAAAATGGCGGCATGGAACACGCCAAGTTGGCGCTATGGATCGCGCCAAGTTGTCGTCATCCGATCACGCCAAAATGGCGGCATCCTTTACTGAGACTAACCAAGAGACTACAACTGAGACTTCTTCTGAGAATAAAGCGCATTTAGTGTTTGAGAAGTGGAAGGTGGTTATGAATCACCCCAGCGCAAGATTAAGCAAGGAGCGGCTAAGTAAGATTGAGGCTCGCCTTGTTGACGGGTTTTCGGTTGACGATCTCACGCTGGCGGTCGCGGGTTGTCGGGCGTCACCTTACCACCAAGGGCAAAATGACTCCGGGGCGGTTTACGATGACATTGAACTTATCTGCCGGGACGTAAAACACGTGGAACAGTTTATAGCGAGGGCGCAAAATGGAAATGGACACCCTGAACACCCTGAATCAAAGTCAGAACGAAACCTTAGAGAGAGCTTCGAGGTCATCGCAGAGCTACGCGGCGAAGGTGGCGGAAATAATCACGAAGTCACGCCCAGTTGGGATGCCACTGTCAGCCACTGAGCTGAAAGTTGCTACTGCCGGATGGCTTGAAGTCCTGTACGGCCACGTACCTGAAATCCTGCTGAACGATTGTTATCTTCATGCTCGACGAACAAGGCTGTCCAGTTATCCACTCGACGCTTCCGAGCTATGCGCGGCACTGAATGCGATTAGAGAGTCCGCGTCTGCGTCGAACCGTTCTGGCCATAAACAGATCACGCACGGGTTTTGCGAACGATGCTTTAACACCGGGTACGAAATAGTTAAACAGCAAAATGGCTATGACGCGGCGCGAACGTGTTCACATGAATTATAGCCAACCGGAATCATTCAAATCTGTAGCCGGGCGCGCTCTGAAAATGATCGCCCAACATGCTTTCCCTGACGGCTCAACTCTCAGGTGTAATCTCTGTGATAAAGAACGCCCTTGCTCTGTTTCAGAGATCGCGGATTGTCTTGCTAACGGATTTCCTGTTTGTAAAAAATGCGGACAGAAGGTTGAACTTGTTACCCCACGAGATCGGAGAGAACGAAATGGTTTCTAGATGCTTTGGTGTACCTGGTACTCCCTGTGGACGGAAGATACCAGAAGAGGACGTAATGGCTGTTGACGTACCTGGTCTTGGGATAATCGGCGACTGTTGTATTGGAAAACTTACTTCGGGAAGATCGTGGGGTAGTCAGCTTGAGACAATCAGTAGCGAAGTTAAAGCACGTGGCCCACGATCCCGAATGCGGAAGGTCGATAAAATGAAGTCTGGCCCACAATTCAGAAACTACCGAGTAAAGATATGAAACGCGGTTTTATGAAGCGAACCGCTTTCAAGTCAAAGTCTGTCAAGAAGAAAAAACCCTCAGTTAGCCAGACCAAAAAGAAGGTATGGGTTCAGTTTTCAATCTTCATCCGAACTCGCGGAGCAGACTCTGAAGGTTGGAACACTTGCGTAACCTGTGGAGTTAGAAAGTTCTGGCGCGACCTTCAGGCGGGACATTTTATCAGAGGCCGACTAAACGCAACTCTCTTTAACGAGACCGGGGTTTGGCCACAATGTTATGGCTGTAATGTCGGCGCACAAGGCAATGTCGTTCTGTACTACAAGTGGATGCTCGCCAGGTTCGGACAGGGCACGATTGATCGTCTAATCGAACAAAACAACCATACCCACAAATGGGGCGCAACCGAACTCGGAGATTTATTTACCCGCTATTCCAGCCTGAATAAAAATAATCCGCTGGTTGAAAAATAAGTATTGACACTGCTTACCCTCTAAGCTATGCTTACTGCCCATGAACAAGAAAACAGCAGACACGGAGTTGAGAGCGAGGCGCAATGTCGCCAAGCTCCGAACGATCAAGGGCATGGAGAAACTTGCGGACAGTTTCGAGCGGCTAATGAATGGCGCACGTGCGGGGGGCGCGGCGCGGGCTAAAAAGCTGAGCAAGAAACGGCGGAAGGAAATCGCCACCAACGCGGCTAACGCGAGATGGAGGAAGAAATGACCGAGTGTAAGCTGTTCCAATTGCCGTCTCTTCCAGCAGAGGAAAGAGCGTCTCTGCCTGATTCATCTGGTGTTTATATTGTGGTTTCAGACGAGCAGGAGGTTTTATACGTTGGTCGATCGGTAAACCTGCGCGTGCGCTGGGCTACGCACATGCGATGGCAATGGATTAAGAATTTGACAGGGGTGCGAATCTACTGGGACGCAATGCCGTGTGCGGACATTGAGAGCGGCGAGGACTTTTATATTGCTAGCCTTAAGCCGAGCTGGAACGGTACGTCGCCTTGCCTTGAGCCAGTTACCTTGAATTTAGGTGACGTGCTGTACAAGTGGCGGGCAATGTCGCGGCTTGGCCTCCGCGGGGCCGGCCGAGAAATAGGATTGTCCGCCCCGTCGATAAGTCGAATTGAAAATGGCGAGACGGTTCCCGACGGCAAAAACCTGATGAAGATTTTCAACTGGCTGATGAAGGAGAAAGAGCAGCAATGAAAACCCTAAACAAAGCGGCCGCGCGTGCGGTATTGAAAGTGGTTGACGCTGGGCTAGTCAAAGGCCTAGGTGAGCCCGTGCCGGGGAAGATGTGCGTGGAGGCCGCGATCTGCTTTGCGCTGAACCTGCCGCACGGCGATCAGCCAAGGTGCGTTGCGGCTTTTATCCGCTCATACAAAATCAAAATTAACGACGCAAGGTGGTCAAGCAACGCGGCGCGCACGTCTGGAATGCGCCGTGCCGCTATCGCGCAGCTTGGCAGCGACTTTCTCGATCTACCAGAGAACCGAGAGAGGCGAAAAGAGTGCGTCCGGTTCATTGTTGAGCAGACTATCCGACGCGTCTTGCCTCTTCCTCTCCGACGCGCTGCGGAAAAACACAAAGACAAGATTCACGCCGAGCGGATGATTGAAGCCGCGCTGCGCTGCGAGAAGGAAGGCACACGAGACGCGGCAGTGAACGCCCGCGATATCGGATACACTGCTTATGCTGCTGCTGCTGCTGCTGATGCTGCTGCTGCTGATGCTGCTGCTGCTGATGCTGCTGCTGCTGCTGCTGCTGCTGCTGCTGATGCTGCTGCTGCTGCTGCTGCTGCTGATGCTGCTGCTGCTTATGCTGCTGATGCTGCTTACCGTGACAACGTTCTCAACACTGCTGCTGAAATCTGCGTCGAAGCTTGTATTAAATTCAAAACTTCCGGCAGCAAGTGGTTGGATATTCTTGACGAGAAAAAAGCTGATTGAAGGAGAAGAAGTGAACATGTGGCGGCTGGAAAGAGGGATCAACGGCACGTCGTGGCGCGGGCACTCTACGCACGTTAGCGCGGACGCTGCAAAGACTCGCGCTCGCAATGTTACCAGATGGATCGGCGATCCCCTGTGGCGTATCGTGGCTCCGGTAGTGTCTTAATTTGAAATCCCAAAAATAAAGGCTCTGGGGTAGACTGTCCCAATGCCAAGGCTCGCAAAATCAATAACAGAGTCAATCAACCCGCTTGCTGGTGAAATAGACGCCGGGATCGCCATCCTTGTCACAGCTATGCGCGAACAAGGGTTTGATACGGTTTCCTCATGCGAAGGTCATTTTAGACCGCAAGAGTTCCGCCACGCCAAGCCGAACGTGGTTTTCGTGGCCCTGGATCGGGCTCTACTCCATAGTTGGATTCGGGAGATTTCGCGAACTGCGTTGCCGGGCATTCTGACGGCGGGATTTGCAATGTTCCCAGTATGGAATCCTGAACGTGACCTTGTTCACGAGGATAACTGGATCGTGGAGATCGACGCCAGCGAATGCGCCACGCCCGAGGAAGCGCGCATAAGAACCAACCAGACAGTCAAACACCTCGTCGCGACACTTGCAGCCGCGACGAGGTGCAGACCTCTTGCTACCGATACTTTTGTTCGTTCACGCTGGTAGACTATCGGCTAATCTCGCCAGCTTGAATCCGTTTGCGCCTATCGCAGAGCGAATAGCCAGACGGAGGGGCTTTAGGAGAGTTTGGTTGTTTCCGTCTCGGCGCAAGAGTGTGGGACTTGAAACGAGAGGGCCATAAGATTCTCTCGGCAATGATCAAGAAGAACGGTAAACGATTTGCTTCTTACTCAATGGAGAGGGTGAAATGAAAAAGAAAACATCACGGCAGATTAACTCGGAACGCAAGCAGGCTGGATTACCACCGTTGAACTTTGCGTTGTTCCGCAAGGTGATCAGGAAACTGGAAGCGGCTCCGATGGCCTACGATCAGGGACAGGAAGCGATCTTTGACGACAATGCTCCTTGCGGTACAGCCGCGTGTATTGGGGGTTGGGCAGACATACTCTCAGGAAGGGGTAGTCTTAAGTGGGCAAGAGTTGATCTAGATCGCGCTGCCGAGAGTTTAGGTCTCACAGGGGAGAACTGGGTGTCTGAGTACCGCACAGAGCGAGCGGTTTTATTCGATCCTTCACCTGAGCACGCATGGCCCAGTCCGTTCAACTCTCAGTGGGAAAAAGCCAAAACACAACGCGGACAGGCACGGGTGGCAATTCGTTACTTAACCCACATTCTCAACACGGGTAAAGTAACAGAGTAAAGAGCAAGCGAAATGATCAACTACTCCTATTCCTACGTTACCTATCGAGGTACAAAGCAAGGGAGATGTCTCTAATGAAATACTGGTACAGCAACGGCAAACGTCAAAAGACTTATGACCGACTTGTCCAAAAACTCGTTCCAGATGTCGGTGAAGCGGAAACCGAGGCGGGCGAAATGTTGCGCGTTATGGGTAACGTGGTTTACGACGTTGGAAATAACGGTGGCTGCAACTTTGACGCAGGCGGAGGACGACGATCCGATCTGAACTCTTTCACCGACTTTCTTAAGAATTTCAAGTTCGCGCAAGCCGACAGTCTCCGTGAACAGTTAATCGGGCTATCGGTAGATCGTCCAAACACACATGGCAGCGGGTGTGAGTGTTACGAATGCAACGACTACGAAGAGCCGCCCGCGCTGGATAACGTCTTATTCGACGCCGCCTGTGATCTGATCGTCGAGAGGGCCGCGAAAATCGACAAGCAGCAGAAAAGGAAAGCAGCATAAGCTATGAGCCTTAACTGGAATTTCAACTACATCGAACGCAAGCCTCGCTACTACCAGACGGCACAGATAACCAGCAGCGTGCGACCGGTGTACTCGTCAGGGATACGGTTCAAACGAGAGCGGTGGAGCACGGGACGGGTGGTGTTGTGTCTCTGTGGGCTGATCGGGTTGGGGTATTTGGTGGGATACTTAGTGGGTTAAGAGGAGAACGAGATGAAACAGCACTGTTGTTTTTCGGAGGCGATCAGGGATGGAGCAAAGTTGAGACTGCAAACGTTTACCGCTACGTTTTCCAAGGGTGGAAGTTGCGCGCTTGGCGCGGGGTACGAGGCTATAGCGGGCAAGAGAGGGGCCCGGACCGGGGAGGTGCGCGAGGCTGTTTGTGCTGAGTTTTCCTATCTTCAAAAGATTCTTTTCAATGAATGCCCGAACTTAAGGTGCCCGCGTGGAAGTTTTAATTATTCGCACGCCGTTGACGCGATAGTCCATCTAAACGACGAGCATCGCTGGACGCGCGAAGCAATCGCGGACTGGCTATACATGGAGGAAGAGAAGCTGGGGTTTATTACGATCACGGAAGAAGTCGAGCGCGTTGAAGAACAGCGGGTCGTGACGGTATGAAGGTTCAAATTAAAATCGCAGTCGCGGTAGGCCCTAAAGGCGAATGGAACTGCTCGGGAGCCTCTTGGATGAAACCATCCCAAGCTAAAGAATTTGCTTTTGAAAAGCATGTCCATTACCCTGGATGATCCTGCGCTCTACTGGGTAACCGCTGAGGTGGACACGCCTGAGCCAGTGACGATGCTGATTGCCGGAACGGTAAGAGAGGGTTGAGCAATAACACGTCTGAAACGCTGGTTAGTTATCACCCCTGAATACGGAGTAGTCGTGCCGGTTCTCGATTACGGCACTGGGCCAACGGAATATGGCTGCGACGTGATTGAGATCACGGCTGAAACAAAGCGAGACGCGATTGCGTTGGGTGTCCGTGAAATGCTCCGTGCTCCTTACGGTGACTTTGCTCGCAACGGCAGCAGGTTTAAGTGGTGCCGCGATGCGCGCAATGACGGTTATAATCCCTACGCGGGCGTACGGGCCGAGAGGGCTGAGCAATGAGCCTGCGCCATGAACATGAAATGATGTTGACGTTGCTGGGCGGCCCTGACGTGGCAGTTGGCGACGCAAGCCAGTGGCGCGAGTTTGCCCGGGCGTTAGTCCGTGAGCGGGAGGCAGAGAGAGCCGCTTTGAAGTCCCTGATCAAACAACTGTTCGATGATCTTGTTCGCGCGATTGATCAGAAAGCCATCCAGTAAGATTAAGTAAAACCGGTCTGTACGACCTATCTCGGGGATGGGAGCGGTCGGCTGGTTGGTTTTCTGATGAGTCGCGTGGGGCATTGAGGGCGACAGGTAGCGGTAACGTGCCGTGTGGAGCGAACGGTATCCTTGTCGAACCTGCCCCGGCTTGTCGAGCGACCTGAACTTCGCGCAACTCTATTGAGAATACCGGAGACTTAAAAGATGGATGATCGTCCAAGCGAAATCCGAGACGCGATCTACCGCACAAGCTTCAAGGCGCGCGGTGAACGCATAAAAACTTACATGGAACGGGCGCATAGAGCGGAGGGTGTTGTTAACGACCTCCTGTCTGCCTTAAATCATGCATTGACCACCAAGCACGACATAAGAACCTGCGCGTGTGCGGAGTGCGAGAAGGCGCGTGAGATTAAGAAACAGGCCAAAATGATAATCGAAGGAATCACTGAAGAGGGTATCGAGGAAACACGCTGTCCCGCTTCGTGGCGTGAAGCGCACAGAGGCAGGGAGTGACTTATTCCCTTGACAGGTTAGTAACTACCATGCTAGAGTCCGTTCCATGAGATACACAAGACAGGAAGTTGCGGCCATGTTGAACGTTACCCCTTCACGCGTTAGTCAAATTGCCGGGGCGACGGGGATAGCGGCAGCAAGGAGCCGAAACGCGTGGGGGCAGCCTGTTAGCGCCTACACGCCGGCCCAGGTAGCGCGAATGAAGAAACGGAACACAAAGCCTGGGCCACGAAAGGGCGGGAAGTGAAATGACTCGTCGAGCAAGTGATTCATGGTTAGCGTCTACCGGCTTGAAGGGGCCGCCGGTTTTTTGGATTGACGCTCTGGTATGCCATCTGTATCCATCTGACTGCTTGTTCAACTCTGAAAAAGAGGCAATCATCGCCGCACGGAAACTTCGCGTCACGGAAATTGACCGGCTAACAAAAGAGATTGGCGAACTTGACGATCGCTACAACGTCCTAGAGGATGCGGAGATAGCGGCAGGGATGGTTAAGGCGTAAGGAGAAGGGAATGCAAATGGACGGCACAAGACACAATTCATTGTCAGGCTCGCGGAGTATCTCGTCGAGAATCAAGCGGGGCAAAAGCATTGCGCTACCCGAGTCCGCGATGGTTCCGTGGGCACGCGAATGGGCGCGCGTGCGTGCCGCGTCTCCGGTAACGGGATACGCTACCCTTGAAGAGGCCGTTGCCAGCTTGAAAGACTTTTTAGGTTGAAACAAAGAATCAGCTTGCGCGGCTTGTGCTTAAACGCCGGGGCGCGGATGAGGGCATCCTGCCGACAAAGTGGCCGCGCAAAGTGATTTCACTCGGTTTACTGTTCGGGGTGGGCGATGCGCGAATTAAACAAAGAAGAGCGACGTGCTGTTGATGCGCTATTGGCAACGGCGAGAATCTGGCCCAGGTCCTTATGGCTCTTCTCCGCCGACGGGACTTTGTGGGTGATGCGGAAGAAGGACGGGCAGCGTGCGGTTACGCGAACAGGTGGCATGGATCAGGACTACGCCTTGGATGCTATTCCAATTGAAAACGATGGCGGCGATTGGTAGCGTAGATGACAACGAAATACATGACGTGTCCCTAAGGGTGCTTGGTTGCTGCACCTAAGGATTCATTGCCAGCGGAGAGACACGGTACGATCTGGCCCCCGAGTGCAAGGGAGATATCGCGGTACGAGGACGCCGGGAACCAGAAGGCCGCCTGACGCCGAGCCTAACCAGCACGGCTAAGCTTGGCGGACGCACAGACTATGGCGTGACAGATCGGAGAGACGGTCGTTGACAATTTTTCTGGGCTGCCAGAGTCAGGCCTGCGGGTAGCGGGAAGCGCGAGCCGGGGGTTAAAGACCCTCACAGCCCGCCCTTTTGCGGACAGGCCAGCTCTCTGGGGTAACCCTGCTTGAGCCGAAGATAAAGCTCGAATTAACGTGACCTGTCCGCAGAATAATTACATTGGACGTTGAGCGCGCAAAGGAGTGAGTCTCTATGCCAAAACTAGAGCAGTGGTCTGTGATAGACACACGAGGGCCTTACGATCCGCCAGAATGGGCGCAGCCGTCGTTGACGGGGACGGTAACGGGCCATCATCGCAAGTCTGACGGCAAGTCGATTGTCACGTCCCCTATTGCTGGCGTAGAGAATGGAGTCGTGCGCACGAAATCCGGAACGCTATACGAGTTAGGCGAGGTCGATCCCGAATACGAGGCGAAGTTTCCCGGCGCGAGGGAGCGACTGTTTAAGTCGTATACACAATGAGCGGTGATCTCGAATTCCAACTACGACGTTCAATCGAGCTGGCAACTGAAAGGAACGCAATGGCAAGCAAAAAGGTGAAAACGGAGACCACTCCACGCGCAGCGATCAGTCGAGAGCGACGGCTGGCGTTAGCACTCAGGGCGGTGTTGGATACGTTTGACGGCCCTTTACTTGATCGCGATGGCAGCCATGATGAAGTTGTCGATTGGGCGGAGGCAGAATTAGACGCTCTTGGTTACGGCAGCCTCATTGGCATTCCAAAACGAATGGCCGAACTGAACGATCAGCTGAAGGCGGCCCTCGAAGCTGAGGATGGAAAGCGAATCGCGGAACTGGGCCTTGAAATGCAGCGAGTACAGGCGGGACGAGATGTGAAAGAGAAGGAGTAATCTACATGCGCTACTATTATGATACGGAATTCATTGAAGATGGCAAGACCATCGACCTAATCAGTATCGGCGTGGTTGCTGAAGATGGTCGTTCGTATTATGCGATCAGCACGGAATTTAAGCCAAGCAAAGCGAGTCAGTGGGTAAAAGATAACGTGCTCGCCCACTTGCCAGATCGTTATGTAAATTTCAGCGATCTCTCGGTAGCTCCGCGAATTAAAGACGAGGCGATGGCATGGCGCCCACGCAAGCAGATAGCCAACGACCTGCTAGCGTTCTTTCGAAATGGACCACAACCCGAACAGGGAAAATTCGAACTGTGGGGCTACTACGCAGACTATGATCACGTCGCTCTCTGTCAACTATTTGGCACGATGATGGATCTGCCGAAAGGCTGGCCGATGTACACGCGTGATCTGAAGCAGTGGTGCGACGATCTCGGTAACCCGAAACTACCTGAACAGGGGAAGAGTGAACATCACGCACTCGCGGACGCTAGATGGAACAAGCGAGTGTACGATTTTCTTGAAAATAAGGAACTCATGCTTGCAAAAGCGTAGAGCAGAACGAGACGTGAAGGTTGCGAAGGGAGAAGCTCAATAATGGCCCCACACTTTGATGCAAGCGACCCTGAATGTCCCTGTTGCACTTCAGTTGGTCTGATTGACCCAATGGACGACGGCACGATCTCACTGCCACCAGGTGCGTTCGATCCGTTGACTGAGTTACACGGTGAGCCATACCCGCGCGACGCGGTGGAAGCAGAGCAGGGAGAGTTAGGGCTATGAGCAATGAATGCCATTTTGAAATTACCCCCCTCTACTGCGTTAACTGTGGCGCGCTTACAGGAGAAGAAGGCACATGCGCCGACTACGTTTTCTGTCCGAAATGCAAGTGTGAACTTACCGACCAAGTTGCAAGAGGCCCGTATGTGGGCCGACGAAGCGCAGGCACAATCGTAGTGAGGCGCGCTATCCATCGAGTCTTCCGCTGCCGTCTCAGCCACTCGTGGCGACCGGAGTTCACCGGCGCGCTTAACACGGGATTCTATTTTGCCTGCCAGACGTGCGGTACGACGATCACGCCCGCACAGCCGACGGCTTGGCTGGAATTAACACTCAGACACTTTGGAGTAAAGGGTTCCGAATGCAAGAAACATCAATCGGCTGGACAGACTTCTCCACAAACCTGTTGAAGTATCGCAACGCCGAAGGCAAGACGGTTTGGGCGTGTGTCCATGCTTCTGAAGGCTGTCGATTCTGCTACAGCGAAGCACTGGCGAAACGTTGGGGCCGGGGCGAAGCGTTCACCGCTGAGAACATGAAATCGTTAACGTCGTTTTTTGACCTTAGCGAAGCAGGAGAGGTTCTAAAGTCAAAGAAGATCGCAGGCAAGAAGGTGTTTGTTGACGATATGACAGACCTGTTTGGCGAATGGGTTTCAGATGAAATTATTGATCAGCATTTCGCGCTGTTCGCACTCCGGCCTGATGTGACGTTTCAGGTCTTGACGAAGCGCGCGAAGCGGATGCGAGAGTACATAGACACCGTGAGTTTCGCGGATCGCGTTTATACAGTGGCCCGTAGTCTTGGCAGCATTGATCAACTAGTTTTGTTGGCCAATTTGGCGCATGGCGTTAACCCGATCCGCTCGCTTCCGAACGTCCACCTTGGCGTGTCCGTCGAAGATCAAAAGACCGCTGACGAACGCATTCAGCTATTGCTTGAAACCCCGGCGGCGGTGCGGTGGGCCAGCGTTGAGCCGCTGTTAGGTGAACTCACTCTTGATGTGTACTTTTCCAACGATGCGCGGTTCGGGCTGAGGCAATCAACGCCGACTCTAGACGGCATCGTGATCGGTGGCGAGTCGGGACACGGTCACAGAGAGATGCCGCTAACCTCGGCGATCAGTCTCGCGCTTAACGCAAAGGAGGCGGGAATCGCTGTCTACTTCAAGCAAGACAGTGGGCCACGACCGGGAATGCAAGGTCGCGTACCTGACGACGTTTGGGCAATGAAGGAATGGCCTGCTGTTAGTTATGCTAAAGAAGTTGTAGAGTAAATGGGACATAGCGCAGCGATTACAAAACGAGCCAACAGGCGCGAGTTGGATCAGTACTTCACTCCCGTATCTGCAACTCTGTCACTTACCGCTCGCGTGCCTATTCGCGGCCAGATGTTTGAGTGCTGCGCGGGCGACGGCGCGATAGCTGATGTTCTGCGATACCAACCCGGTGCGATCTGGCGTAACGATATTGACCTATCAATGCCACATCTTGCTTGGACGCTGGACGCTACGGATGTCCTAAACTGGGAAAAGGTGTGGACAGGGTTTGATTGGGTCGTTTCTAACCCTCCATTCAACCAAGCCGCGCAAATTATTCCGTTGGCCTACGAGCACGCGTCTGTCGGTATCGCCATGTTGCTGCGCCTGAGCTACCTGGAACCTACGAAAGATCGCGGATACTGGTTAAACGAACATCCGCCAACCCAAATGATCGTACTACCGCGGATCTCGTTCACGGGCGACGGGAAAACCGACAGCGTTACCTGTGCTTGGATGGTTTGGGAGAAACACAAGGAAGGAACGATCGTCATTGAGCGCAACCCTAAGTTTGAAGTGGGACAAAGTTGAGCAGATGGTTCAAGACGAATGGCACGGTATGTACGGAGAAGGATGGACAGGCGTGATTACACCTGAGTCCTTCGCTCATCCTGCCAAATACTCTCGCACTCTCATTCGTCATATTTATCAACACGTCATTGACGAGCAATGGGTACATCAGAACGATTACGTGGTTGATCCGTTTGGAGGTGTCGCACTCGGCGGTTTTGATGCCATGCAAAGTGGACTGCATTGGACAGGATGCGAATTGGAGCCTCGGTTCCATGCGCTTGGAAACCAGAACATCGCTCTCTGGAATGATCGCTACTCACGTTTACCGAAGTGGGGCAGTGCGCGATTAGTTCAAGGTGATTCGCGGAATCTGGCGAGCGTGATCGGTGAAGCGAGCTGTTGTGTGTCGAGTCCGCCGTATTCAGACGGGCTTGGACACGGCGGACAGACCGCGATTGACAACGAGAAACGGCTGTATACGCGACGAGAGTTTTACGGACAGACCGAAGGCCAACTTGGAGCAATGAAAGAAGGCAATCTACATGCAAGCCTCGCTGTATCGTCTCCACCTTATGCCGAAAGTCTGAATCATGCCGGCGGCATTGATGCGGAGAAGTCGGCTCACACAGGTGGGCCAAACTCACAGATGAATCGTAGTGATACTCGCTACGGTGAGACAGTTGGACAGTTGGGGGCAATGCGGGCAGGGAGGTTTGAGTGCGCGGTAAGTAGTCCCCCGTATGAAGGTTCACGCATACAGCAAGCCGGTGAGGGCGGCAATGCAGCAAATATGCGACGCAGTAATGACCGCGACCCTTACGGTGGACACGTTGATAATTTAGGAAAGCAGTCTGGCGACACCTTCTGGTCAGCATCCCGAACCATCCTCGAACAACTCCACCAGGTCTTAACTCCTAACGCTCACGCCGTCTTTGTCGTCAAGCGGTTTGTCCGCAATAAGCAGATCGTAGACTTTCCCGCACAGTGGACACTGCTATGCCAATCTGTCGGCTTCAAACTTATTCACGATCATCACGCTTTGTTAGTGGAGCGGTACGGAGATCAAGGCAGGATTGACGGCGGAGCAGACGTGAAAACAATCTCTCGTAAAAGCTTTTTCAGGAGACTCCACGAAAAGAAGTATCCGGGCACGGAAATCGACCATGAGAATGTCCTGTGTTTTGAACGCGCTTAGGAATCGCCTATCCTAATCCTCTTATCCAGCTGCAACCGCAATAACTCACACTCAGTCTCAGACGCCTCAGCCTTTGCTTGCCAGAACTCCTTCTGCGCCCGCAACCGCTCAACATCCGCCATTGCAATCGCTGCCTGCTTCATCAGTCCCAGCATGAGGTCACCGCCTGAACTCATTGACGACAGATCGATCTGCCGAGTCTCAGCGTCTATCTTATGAATGTCCGCTTCCGTCTGTTTACGCTTAAGTTTTGGGAATAAGTACGTTGAGCCGGATGCAAGGATCGCTACTGCGATAAGGTAAACAAGTTCCAGCCACGAGTGCGGTGAGGTGGTTGCGCCTTGGTACATGGAGTCATATCCCAGTGGCCTTCTCACTGATCGTCTTGAATGCTCGTTCTATCTGTTTGAGTTGGTGGACCGGTACGGGCGCAGGGAAGGTGCGGCGGCGATAGCGGTCGGGCATGACGGATTGTGGCGAACGGTGCCCTTTATACTGCACGCTTTCCTTTGGAAGAGGTATGTCGATTGGTAGCGTTTTCACCGTCCAAAACTCATTCTCGCAAGTTCGGGCCGCACGCTCTTTATCAAAGTAAACCCCTTGCTGCTCAATCAGCACTATCGAGCCGTCAGGACGCATTGCGCTCGGAGCGGCTACATGCATCCACTTAAACCCAAAACGAACCACCGGGAGCCATACAAGCCGAAAGAAGGCCGTCTCCCACCACGGGCGACCCTCATCAAGGTTGTACTTCCGTTGCGAGACAAGGTGGACTTCCTCGCTGGGAATACTGAACGATGATTCTGCTGCTACCACGGGTTAACCGCCCCCAGTCTTACCTGGACTTTCCACGTCTCCATCGGCTGGCGGCGGCGGTTCAGCCGGAGGTGAAGTCGTAGTAGTTGTCGTGGACTCTTTAGCCTTTTCGTTCTTGCTCTCGTCCCTGTCTTTTTCGTCGCTCATGTTTACTCCCTTAACCAGCCTCTCCCACGGTTAACTCATCATAAGCCCACCCGCCGTAGTATGCTCGCCCGTAGGGGGTGCCGTCGTGGTAGATCAACTCCGGTGGCATGCCGTTGACCATCGCCACAGTTACTGTCCCAACTCGCTGGGGTTTATCGCCCGCGCTCCACAGAGTTAGCTTCATCCGCATACCTCGCCCGGGAAGGTGGATTCCGTTGACTGCGCTACCTGGATGAGGACTTTTTTGATCTGCTTACTGCGCGTGCCCGTCCCACTCGTGGCGATCTTCAGCGCGGCAGAGATAACCAGAGGGAGTAGCACGTCCATTGGGATGAGGTTGATCAGCGAGCCTGCCAGACTGTGCTGTGCCTGTGTAGGGGCGTGCAGGAGAGCTTTGTAGTCGCCGGTTGTGGTTACGTCGCGACCGCCGGAGGTTTTAACGATTTCTGTCATTTGTGATCCTCAACTTTCTACGCCGGATTATGCTCTCTCCGTGCGGATTAAGCAATGAAATTCTCGCCTTTTCCTTTGTCTCACTTCCCTGTCAACGCCTGAAACGCGTAAGCTATCACCCCCATTACCAATGCTCCAACAATTAGCCGGGTCATCCACATTAGGGAGTTCTTCATTCCTGCTATGTCAGTAGCGTTGCTCTTCACGTCTCCCTGAATGATCGTGATCTTCTCAGCGTCCGTAACCCTCTGCCGCCTTAGTTCCTCATGCGCAGGTGCGTAGACATCGGTTTTCACAAATTGCGCGCGGTCGTTCTCGACTTCTGTTCGCAGGTTATTCAACAGTTCCACCCTGCGTTCCAACTCTGTCCGGGCTACCACGACGGCCACGGCTGTAGCGCGGTTCTCCGCTTGCAGGAGTTCCTTTAGCGCGGCCAGCTCTCCCCGCACTCTATTGATCTGCTCATCGGTTAAAGTCTTAAGCGTGTCTACCGTCCACGGCGAGGGACATTGTTGGGTTTCTCCGCTCATAGGTGAAAGTTACAGTAAGGGTTACCCTTTGACTAGAACGAGCGCGGAGAGTATAACCTCAATCGTCTCTTATGTCTCACTAAAAAGGAAAACTCAAAATGAAGAAACTACTGCTAGCCGTCGTTTTCGCCTTCACCCTCGCGCTTACCACGTCTGCCCGGACAGGCTGCATCTCAACCACAACCCACGAACAGTCAGGTAGTTGTATCACGACTACGACTACGGTGTGCTGCGAAGGCGGCTGCACGGTGATCGTCTCGACACAGTGTTACTGAAAAGGTCTTGACAGCCGTGTTATAGTCTCTGTTGCGGGGAAGTGAACAGGGTCACGCATTTCATAATCCTGAAAGCCGGATCGTTACCGGCGACCGCAACCAGCTCTTTCACAAGTTACGAAACCAAAGTTACAGCGGGAGACTGAATAATGGACAACACCTATCATAAAATCGAAACCCTCTACGAGCGGGACATGACAACCTTTAAGGTTGACTCTTCCAAGCTCAAAAACCCCACCTACTCGCTCCTAAAGTCCTGGCAGTGGACAGAAAAAATCGACGGTACGAATATCCGCGCAATTTGGGCTAACGGTACGTTGACCTTTGGCGGTAAGACGGATAACGCGCAAATTCATAGCGACCTGATCAGGTATCTTTACGAGAACGTATCAACGGCAAAGATGGCTGAGATTTTCCCCGAATCAAGCGCGGTGATTTATGGCGAGGGGTACGGCGCGGGCATCCAGAAAGGCGGACTGTATTCGCCGACCAAAAAGTTTATCGCATTTGACGTTCTCGTTGCGGATCGCTGGTGGCTGAACTGGGATAACACTTGCGACGTGGCCGCAAGACTCGGACTCGACGCGGTACCATTCATAGGCGAGTTTTCACTTGAGCAGGCAACGGAAATGGTTAAGCAAGGATTTCCGTCACTTCTAGGCGAAGGCCAGATGCGAGCAGAAGGGCTTGTAGGCCGTCCGGCAGAGACGCTGTTCGACAAGAAGGGAAGTCGGTTGATAGTGAAGCTTAAGACGAAAGACTTTTAGCGAAACGGACGGACAAGTCTTATCTCCTCTAAAGCCGGTGGCGGAGCAATCCCTTCCGGCTTTTCTGTATCTACACGAAATAGTATCTTGACTGCATGGGCCATGAGAGTATGATGCTGCCCTTGTGAAGTATGAATTCAATCTTCAACCGTTTGAAACAGGAGAAAAAGAAAATGAGCGTTAGGCGACTACGAACCTTCAATTCGGCAAATAACTAAGACCAGCGTCGCCGGGCTTCAGCCAAAGACGAAAACGCCTCTCAGGGAAACTTGAGAGGCGTCGTTGTGTCTACATGAAAATAACTGTTGACACTCTCCGTGAATCCGTATATAAGCATACCCCATGAAACAGTATGACGAAGAAGACGTATTGGAGTACTTGCGGAAAACCGTTGCGGCTCTCGGATCGCAGAAGAACTTTGCCGCCAAGGCGGAGGTTTCCGAGCAGTATCTGTCTGATGTGTTGCGGGGCCGGCTTCCGGTTGGATCGCGGATACTGCGCGCGCTGAATTTTGAGCGAGTGATCACCTATCGAAGGAAGGCGGGGTAATGTTACGGCCAAAAGCAGAGATTATTGAAAAACTGGCGAAGATGGTTCGTCACGAACAAGGTGCACGTGACATTGGCAGTATCGCCGAAGCCGAGGCTTTTGCTTCTCAGGTTCAAACCCTGCTCACTAAGCACGGTTTGGAAATGAGCGAAATTGAATTCGAGGAGCAGGCGTCCGAGCCAATTGATCTAGAGTGGGCTCACACGCACCACGACGACAGTAGCGTGCCATATGAGACCCGTCGCGTCGAATGGCAAGAAGAGCTAGCAGAAGCGATTGCTCGCAATAACAACTGCGCGCTACTTATTACCCAACATTGCAATTCCGTTTGCTTTGTTGGCAGGCCGTCTGACCGTTCTATCTGCTTGTCACTTTACCGCTACTTCACAAGGCTGGCTTTAGACCTTGCGGAGAAAGCCGCCAAGGACAACCGAGACGAGCAACGAGAAAAGTGCAAAGCCCGAAATACCTGGGGTTATTCCGGCGCAACCTTTCGCTGGTGGATGGTATCGTTCAAGAAGTCGTTTTGCTGTGGCTTTAGTCACTCGATCTGCATGAAGTTTTACGAGCAGGCCCGTGCGATGGAAAAAACTGCCGAGACCCAGCCGGAAGCGTCCACTGCCCTTATTCACCTTCGAAACAACAGAGAAGCGTGTTGACGTGAACATCGCTATCCTGCGAGAGATTGCCAAGATTAGATTCCGCGAACGGCTTCCACTCATTATGGCGGGAGTCGCAAAACACTTGGTATCTGCCGGTGTCGATTTCAGCCGCGTTGACTTTTCAAAAGTAGCGGACGCGACCGACGAAGAGGTGAATTCAATTTACGAGGACTTATTCTAATGACCACAGATAAATCAGATGCTTCCTCTCAGCCTACGCGGTTCAGCGTTGGTAGCCGCATTAAGAATCGCCATGCAATCTATTATCCGCCAGCGACCGTGACTGAGATAACGGAGCGCGGCTTCAAGTACACCTTTGATTACCCACAGGTGTTGAGTCCGCGACTAGGGAGCATAGTTGGCGGCGAAAGTTACGATGATAGCCAGTGGGAACCAGAAGTTCCCTCTCAGGGTGGAGAGCAAGAGCCATCACCAGCATCGCCCGCCTATGATCAGCCGCTCGGGTGGGGTGGTGGTCGTGGGCCAATTAGAGAACAAGAACTATTGCCGTGTCCATTTTGCGGCGGAGAGCCATCGCTAGAACAAGAGGCTGTAATTGAGCACGGTAAGATTATGCTGATTGATAACTGCTGGCAGGTTCACTGCCCGTCCTGTAATTGCCAGCGGCTGGCAGAAGGGGGTTTTCCAAACTACAGCAGCGTCTCGGAGGCTGTTACAACTTGGAACACCCGCCATCAACTTAACCAACCAGTACAAGATTCAGGGAAGGACGCCGACCTAGGGCATTCCTCGGTTGTTATTACCAAATACAAAGTGTTGGATGCTGCTCCGAAGGGCTATTACATGACATCTCGCGCCCACCCCGAAACAGTCGTGCGATGGTTTCTTGAACTTGTTCATCACTGGTTTGACGAATCATTGGGGCCAAATCTTTTCACAGGGATGCGCGACGACGCGGCTAAATATCTAACACACTGGATAGAGACGGGAGAATGTGCGCCTGACCACACCGCACTCGAAATTCACACGCGAATAAAGTTTGAAGAATGGATCGAGTCGTCATGGAGACCGCAGGACACTGCTCAAGCTACAGCGATGGCAAGCGAGATCGCGGAGAAGCTTACTAACGCAGGACTGTTGGGTACGTCGGTCGATTCTGAGTCCCAAGACTTAGCCGCTGTGAGATTTTTGGTTGAATCAGCCCTTACAGGCTCAGACATGTATCGCGCAGGACAGCGGGCCGGGATAGAAGCAGCAGCGAAGGTTGCAGATGAATATGATCGGTATGACGCAAGAATGCCAGAGCTAGACGGCGGCTGAGTTTATTGCCAAGCAAATCCGCGCTCTACTCACTACTGGCGTCCAACCAGAGAACAATGATCCGAGGTCTCAATGAGTAAAACTAATTCAACTGACGCTATCAAAGCTATAAGAGAACGGCGAGCGGGAATTACACCTGCGCCGTGGATCGTACAGCAGGGCAGAAAATATCCGCACATAAAATCTGCTAACGGTGCGTACATTCAGGAATTTGGCAGGGAAGTAAGACGCCAGTATGACGCGGAGTTTATCGCCAACGCTCCCGCTGACATCGACTACCTACTCTCGGCATTAGAAGAGAGTGAGCGAAGGCCGTCGTGTTGTGCCGCGTGCGCCATCTGTCGCGGGGAAATTGGGGTAATCATAACAACGCTGGGAGACCAAGGCGTTAAAGATAAACAAATAGACTTCCTCCGCTCTGAATTATCAGCAGCAAAGGAAGAGATAGACCGGTTGAACGGACGCGACACTTGCGCCATCTGCTCCGCTGAGCTTTTGCCGCCAACCGAACCGCCTCATTGTGAAGGCTGCGTCGTTACGGATGATCTATGAAAGAGAGGGTAAGCAATGAGCAGTGTGAACGAGCCGAGTTTGATAATCGCATCGGCAGGCTTGACAGATGCCTGTCTGAGTTCCTTGACCTGTTCTCAGAGGGCATTGACGAGCCGGATCGGCAAACGTTAAAGCACCACGCGGACGATCTAATTGGTGTCGGTGGCGCGATGCTCGACAAACTGGGTAAATCGGCGGGGACAGGCAGCGTCACGCCCGGCCATTCCGCTGCCATCATAGGCAACTACGTTCTGGATGTGGCGTTGGATGAGACGATTAAAGCGGCACAACAGTCAGTAGCGATGCCGGCCAAAGTAAGTGAGATTGCAATGGAAGCGAGTCGACAAATTGCGCGAGCGTTGGACAGTACTCAGTTTGAGGACGTTCGCATTGCGGTAGTATATGACGAGCCGGATTACCGTAACGAAGGCCGGGCTAAAGCTATTTTAAGTCAGATAGCAGCCATCATAGACAAGGTTCGGGATGCAGCAGTAGCAGCAGAACGCGTGCGAAACGCAAGGATTGCAGAAATTGTAAACGACTCCATCAAACAGGAAGGTAAATTTGCGGCACACATTCTCAATCCAGAGACGTGTATCGTGCCCCTTAGTGGAGGAACCTTTGCCCTGCAACCGGAACACGTCTATGACGATACTGGCTGCTGTGTTTATTGCGCTGTTATCCGCAACAAGGAGAGTGAGTAAATGGTGACAAAAGCTGAGGCGGACCGCCGCTATCGTGAGTATTACGATAAGTTGCCCAACTGTGGCTGTGGCCGCAAGGTGAATCAACATGGCTGCGTTGGGTGTGGACTTCATCCACTCGACTGCGCCTGTTTTCCAGTAGGCTACGATCACGAACTAGCGAAGGAGAGTAAACCCAATGGCCCAGGTAGGTGATGAAGCAGCGGAGAAGGCGACGCGGAGAAAGGTAAGAGCGATTCTTCATGACTACGCTCATTCCAACTCCGACTGCACTGACGCCTTAGTGACCTACATCAACGCTGCCCTTGCTGATGCCAGAGCAGAGCAAAGAGAGCGGGGGTTGGTGTCTAAATGCTGTGATGCCGAAGTGCGGTACCGCTACTGCGTGAAATGCGGTCAGGAGTGCCGAGTAAAGGAAGGCAGACCCACTAGCAAGTTGACTTCCATATTGCACACGGCTATCTGCCAGGCAGTTGGATTGCTGAACGTGACGATTAACGATTCCGAGCAACGGCAAGCGCACGATATTTTGCGGCAAGCATTGGTTGACTACGCTGACGCGACTGCCATTCGAGAGGAATCAGGTGAGAAATACCCAATGGCCCAAATAAACGACGATTGGATCTCCATCTTTGCCGCTCGCTGGCGACTCGACACGATGGCTGAGAAAGAACTGGCCGCGTTCGTCGCGCTCGATTACAAGGAGAGTAAATAAATGAAGCCGCTCCATTGGATTTGGTGTCAGCTCGTTGGGCATAAGGATCACACTTCGGGGGACTTCATCATGTGCTGGCGATGCAACTCCCTGAAGCACGTTAAGCCCGCTACAGGGACCGCTGGGCGCTCAATAGGTGAGCCAGCATCGCTAATCGACGTAGGTAGCTTTAAGGAAATGGTTACGGTGGCCTCTGAACGGGCGGCGGCAGATGGCAGCATGGTAGTCGTCCACAAGCACGGTTGCGATGGTGATAATAACTGCCTATGCCAGCCTCGCGTGATTCATCCCTATGAGCCTATCGATGAACCCAATCCGCAGTAATTGGAAGGAGAGTAAACCCAATGGCCCGGATAAAAGATAAAGATCGGGAGAAGGCGGCTGACCTGATCACACCGTTCATTGTCGCTCAAGAGACAACGGCGGAAGTTGGAAAGGATTTAGTGGCCGCCATTGCCCAAGCCATTGCTAATGCCAGAGCAGAGCAAAGCGTTGAGTCGGCATTAGCTGAGTTGCGAGACATGTTCCCCAATCCAGATGTCCATGTCAGAGTACGCGATAGCAGGACCTTACACGACGGCACAGAGCGTCGCGTATTGATTGAGGTAGCCATGTGGGAATGCGAAGGCGCAACACCGGCTAAAGCAATGGCAAAAGTTAGAAAGTGGGCGGCTTCTCATCCAGCCTCTACGGCTCCGCTTTCAAGCACGATCACAGATTGCGGCGATGATGAATGGAAGCTAATAGCCTACTACGAATCAGAAGAAGACGCGGAGGCGGCGCTGAACTTACTGAGACACGCTCCAGCAGACCAACCAGCGTGGCAACCGATAGGAACTGCGCCAGAGGCTACCGTATGCGACCCGATCATCGTGGCCGACATAAGGGACTATGGTCCAGTGCGTTGCGCTCTTGTCCGTAAAACCAAGGGCGGACTGTTCACCGTCTCAGGAGGCGATCAGTGTAAACATTGGGCGACTCACTGGATGCCCGTGCAGCTATAGCACGGTATCAGGAAGAGAAGAAGCAGTCTCCCGGGGTCAGGTGAAAATAGGAGAGGTTTTATGAGTGCGGTACTACAGTTTCAATTCAACCTAAAGCAGATCGAATGCTGTCAATGTTATATGACGTTCGCAATGTCCGAGCAGTTTTATCAAGAACGACGCCGCTTGCGCGATTCGTTCTATTGCCCGACTGGACACGGGCAACACTTCACAGGCAAGAGCGAAGCAGAGGAGTTACGCGAGCGGTTAGCCGCCAAGGAGCGCGCGCTGGAATGGGAGACCGGTCAGCGGCGAGTCGCGCAACGGGAATCCGTCAGTCGCTTTCATAAGATAACCGCACTCAAGGGTGTTGTTACCAAGGCCAAGAAGAAGCTCGCCCGCGTGGATAACGGCGTCTGCCCCGAATGCAACCGAACGTTCACCAACGTTTCTCGCCATATGCAGACAAAACACGCGAAAGGGCGCCCATGATTAAAGTCGCGCTCATCTTCCTCTTCGCTGTCTCAATCAACGCCCAGGTGAACTACGCCTACAAGCGTGAGGTTACAGTCGAGAGTGAAGGTCACACAGTCACCCGAACTTCCACGTTCACGTTTGACGATCACTTGCGTCGAGTAGAACGTGACGTTGTGATGGTTGGTCATCTGAAACTTGACTGGCCATCGCTTCGTGATCCGGAGATATTGTCAGGTAACGCCCAGCCTTCTACTGGGGGAGATATCTGGACGAACGTGCACCTGAGGTATGCCGTGTGGCGCGCAGCACCGGGAGCACTGTTTTATCTTCTACCTCAGTGGAATGAAGCTAAAGGAATGGTTAAGGGTAAGTGGATTACTCTTCGCATTCGCTACTACGACTATAAAGAATTCCGCGCTGCACTTGTGAGCGTTAGGGAGGTTGAGTAATGACGGAACACCCGATTCTATTTGCAGGAGCTATGGTGCGCGCGATTCTGGAAGGGCGAAAGACTCAGTCGCGGCGGGTTGTGAAACCGCAGCCGAAGCTACACAGCGGTCAAGAAGAAGTTGTTTCGGCTGCTTGGGAAGCAGGCTTCATTGATGTGAAGTGTCCCTACGGCAAGCCCGGTGATCGTCTTTGGGTGCGCGAGACTTTCAGTGCCTACGCACCGAGCGGTCAAATCGGAAATTGGAAAACCGGCAAAAACGTCACATACGTATACAGAGCAGCCAGTGAAAACGCTGATGTAGCGCGATGGTATCCCTCAATCTTCCTCCCGCGAATCGCATCACGCATCACTTTAGAAATCACAAATATTCGCGTTGAGCGATTGCAGGAGATAAGTAGCGCGGACATTCAGGCTGAGGGAATTTTGCCTAAAGACTACCCTAACGGCACTTACATTTCAGAGTTTGATTGGGAGCGAAGATTGTGGGCGGAGGGATGGAACGCGCTCAGCGCCAAGCGCGGCTACTCATGGGAGAGTAACCCGTTCGTGTGGGTAATCGAATTCAAGAAAGTATAACGCTCCATGAAACGCGCAGTCTGGACAATCATCATCCTCCTTACCTGCTGGACACTGACCCACTGCCAGTCGTTCTATCGCTGGCGACCGGATACCAACGTTCCCGTCTACTTCATGCCTGGATTCTCACCTGAACAGCGAGCAGCCGCATTTCGCGGCATGAGATTGTGGAATGTCGCGAACATAGCCTTCACGGAGGCGGGCAACACATCTGAAGTAATGAAGTGTGAAAATTGCCTAACCCTCACCCGTGCCGTCTCGTCCAACCCCTCAGAACTCGCTCACCTGACCGCGTGGCCGATTATCAACACTCAATTCATCGGCTGTGCGGTAATCGAGCTAGACCCTCGCACACAGGCTCTGGACGCGATTGAGAGCTTCGTGGGGCATGAGACAGGGCATTCGTTGGGATTGCCGGACGTAAACAGCGGGAAGTCCATTATGGGGCACTTTGACCACGGGTTGAACCGGCCGGGGCCGAGGATTACTGAGGCCGATATTCTTGCGGCGCGGCGTAACTACTAATCACGAACTCACAACACCTTCAACCCAAAGATTGAACTTCCCGGCCGTGAACGCGTTGACGGCGATTACCAATGCAGGTGATCTCTGCGCCGTGGTCTTGACCCAGGTTGCGATAGTTCCGAGTAAAGGTAGTGTCACTTTAGGCCCGGTAGTCGAGAATGGCGCACCAGCAACTACAGTAGCGACTACTAGATCGTTTGCGCCTTGACCGCTTGTCACCGCCCCAGTCGCTCCGATGTCGCCTGTCATTCCCGTGATAACATCAAGACAGGCGTTCTGGATCATGAAATTGTTTGGGAGTGGGCCATTGATTTGCGTGAGCGGGATTGAGCCTACCGCGCCTCCTAAGACCGCAAAGTCCCAAACGAATTGATAGACAGACTTTGGTGCGCCATTGCCCAGCTCGTACAGTTTCGTTGAGTCGTTTAGCGTTAGAGATAAGATTGACATAACAGACTCCTAGTTGGTAATCCAGAAATTTACCCTTGTTTCACCTGTGGCTGCTGCGTTTGCAAAAATAGTAAAGAATCCCGCTCCTGCTACCACTTGGCAAGATTTGAAAGTTGTGTCATTAGCGGCAACCGTGCAAATGATCACACTGGAAGCCGTCACCAGTGAGTTTGTTACGACTAAGGACGTGGCAGTAGCGGCGAAGTTTACCGAACCGGCAGATTTGTTAATAGTCTGCGCGCCCGTAGTTCCTCCGGCAGTGACCGTTGCGTCGGCAATGAACTCACGGGCCTTGAAATCTCGAAAGGTTCCCGGCGTGCCGTTATTGGCTTCGACTAGCCCCGCCGCCGATCTTCCAATCGCTGTGTCTGCTCGCCACTGCACCAGCGCAGACCCACTGCTGGAATTCTCCATAAAAAGACCGTCGCCTTCGAGGTAGGTCAACGTCCCTGTCCGGTCTAAACCTATCCGACGGAACCCTGCAATGTTTTCTACCCATACTCCTGAGTTACCCGCACCGCCCGTTCCAAACTGTGCGTCCCAGTTGGTTGCCCCGTTGTCTGCATTGAAACTCGCGGCGATGTTCTTGGACGAAGTGCCCGTGGAGAGGTTGGATACCTGTATGCCAAACGTTGTCTGCGATGAAGTAGCATTCGCCCCACTGGTGGCGACGTTCAGTCCGGTCTTGGTGTTGGAAGTTGCGCCCGTGCCTGAGGCCGCGATTGATGTAAGGTTCCCGCTAGTAGGCGTGCCGGTAATCGCCAGACTTCCCGTAGTGAGCGGAAGAGTTGCGGCAAGTCCGGCTGGGCCAACGAGGTTCGTTCCGTCGCTTACAGGAACTACGTTCGTCCCTGCTCCGTTAGTAATCCCTGTCGGCACTACCCCGCCATCTGCAATTAACTTTCCGGTAGTTCCACTGAACACCGCAAGATGACCTGAGACTGCTGAGGCTGGCCCAACCACGTCTCCCGAGCCTCCGCTGGTATCAATCGACACAATCCCCGCCCCGTCGTCAGTGAGCGAGCCGTTTGAAACTTTGATAATACGCACACCTGAAATCGAGGGTGAGCCATCTTCTTCTTTGACCGTCAACGATTGTTGGGGTCCAGGGCCATACGATCCGGGGCCGGGCATAATTTATTTCTCCTCTATAACTGAATCCAATTACCGCCACGGTATTTGAATGCGTAAATACGCCCATTGGTAGCTGCGACATTTGATCCGGTGGTAGTGATAATACCACTGCCATTAACAAAGGTCGTATTTGCGTCGTTGATGCGAACGTAGACGGCCTGTCCTGTTATACCGTTATCGAGGGTAGTAATTGATGTCGCACCAGCATTCGCAGTCACAAAATCACTTGATCCAATAACACTTGGTGAAGTGTCCAGCGATGTAAAAGCGCGTTCAATAGGTGCCACTAACGCCCCGCGTGTCTTTACCGCTGCTGTCTCATTGTAGGTAGGGATAACATAGGTGAATGCGCCTGCGGGGTTCGCTATGATATCATAGTGCTCCGTGGCAGTCCCGCTGGGTGTGACCGTTGCAATAATTCGCCAGCCACCAGAGAACTGCAAAAGCAAGTAGTCAGTGGCCGTTACCTGGTTCCACTTCACGGCAGGCCACGTTACCCGAATATAGTTCGAGCCTGAGAGTGTGGTATTCCCGTGAACGTTCTGATTGATCACAGAGGGCATTGTGCGATTACCCAACGCGTCGCGGGCAATGACAGCAAGGGACGATAGATTCAGAGCAGCGTCGTTTGCGCCCGCGTAACTTACATCAGGCCGTTGCGGTGCGGCGAAACCGGCGATCTCAATCTCAGCCGATGGTCCAATCACCGTACTATCGAACGCTGCTACTCGGCCCGTGCCAAACACTGAACTATCAGTGCTCTCAACGCCGAGCAAGTCTCGAATCGACCCGCTCGTACTCAACCCCGTGTAGGATCGCTGCACGGCGTTAACCGCACTACCTTGCAACGGCCCATAGTCGTCGCTGTCAACATCGTATCGCGCAAAGGTTCCTAGCCCTTGAGTAAAGTTCAACAATGGGATCGGGCCGCCATCCCCTCCCACGCTGCTGTTGATCCATTTCAAGGTTCCTACCGCGCTAACCCCATCCGTGCCGTCAATAAAATGATTACTGAAACTATTGTTTCCCGTTTCGTTCCATGCGCCAAAAGTACAGCCAATTAAAGTCAGTCTTGTTGTGTAGCGAACGACGTGATCAGTAGTTCTGGATGCCGAGGCCGATACCGCCCCTCCTCGGATCGCATCGAACCGCCCGGCGATCAAAGTAAAGGGCTGATTACCCGAACCCTCTGCGTCAATTATCTGAACACAACTTTCAGAATCGCTCCCAACATCGACGACCGCATCGGTAAAACGGCCCGAATAGACCACGCCACAATTTCCGTAGGTGTTACCAAATCCTCGGAAGTTCCCGCCGTGACTATCGATAGCCTTGGCCAACGATCCGAAAGTTGTTCTATTGATCTTTATCTGCTTGGCATTAGCGTGCCCTAAGTGCAGACCCGTGCCAACAATGTTTCCAAAGACATCCGTACCGCCAACGATGATGCAGTCATTAAACTGGTGAAACTCGTTGTTTACGCCAGTAGCGTTGTCAACGTCCACACTTATGTAGTCCGCTCGGGTAGATGCGGCGTAGAGAAATACCGACTGGAAAACGTTCTGACTGGAAATCGGCGGATAGCCGCCGGGTGTCATCGTCACATAAAGGTTCTTGGCCGCCCCGGTCGTTCCCGGCACGGTATTAGTCACTGCTCCCCAGCTACCAAATCCCCTAAACGTCACAGCGAAACAATTCGAGATTGTGATTGCATCACCGCCATCAGTACCTGAGTAGACAAATTTAGGAGCTGTCACCGCATCGAGATACCCGTCCAGCGTATCGACACCAAGAAGCGTTGAGGCGAACTTACGATCAATCGTTATCCCTGCATGCGTGTAAACTACATGGGGACTCAAGTGCATGGTAGCACCATCTGGCCACGCCGCAAACGCCGCGTTCAACGCTGTCGATGTTGCCGCTCCGCTTGCTGCCGAGTCCGCGCCCCACCACGCAACTTCAAAATCCTTCTGTGACGAATTACCGACAAAAGAAACCGTTCCGAGTCCGGCAAAGTGCTGGGCCACGTTAGCCGAGATAGACTTGGTAATTGTTATTGTTCGCCCCACCCCTGCGGAAAGTATCGCTCCCGGCGCGAGTTCAAGCGGAACGGAGATCGTTAGGTCGTTAACGAAGAACAATCCTGCTGAAATTGAGATTCCCGTGTTCGCGGTGATTGCCGCTGCGACTGCTGTATGGATTTTTGACGAATTAACCAAGGCCGTAGTCGAGGCCCGCATGCCCCACCACTGGGGAGGGATACTGCTTAAGGTAGAGTTCCCCGCAAAGGAAATCGTCCCATGCCCCGAGTCTGCATTCGAGAAGTGCTGAGAGAGATCGGCTTCAACGGACTTTGTGATCGTTATTGTCTGCCCGTTATCAGGTTCCAGTACTGAGATGCCGGGTTCAAAGGTAATCGGCACGCTTATCGTCACGGAGTTAGTGAAAAACGTTCCTACGGGCACGTAGATACCACTGTTAACTGCTGAGGCCGCCGTTACCGCTGCTGCTATTGCAGTTGCATTCTGCGCTGCCGTGTTAGCAGTGGAAGCTCCATACGCCGTGATGTTGAAAAAAGTAGTAAGGCGCGAATCGGTAGTCTCTACAAACGTAACGTCTGAAGTTGGCGATCTGGTTACTGACGACTTGCCTATCCCTGAGTGAGAAGTAGTGGCAAAGGAATTTGCTCCAACAAAGATCGGAATCGCAGGGTTGTCGGGCGCAACGTCCGGCTGAGAAATTCCATTCACCCCAACCGCTGCGTAGAGAAAATTCCCTGCCAGTCTCCGAATCTCCGCGATTGTCTGATCAGCCGTGAAGTAAGAACTAGGTGCGTAAAGTAAATACGCCGCAAGATTATAGGTAGCTAACTCATCGTAACTAACAACAGCTCCATAAACTGTAGGTAACTGCCAGCCACCGTTCTGCCCGAACAGCATGACTGAAGGTGCGCCTGATTCTGAATAGAGCTGCCCAAAGAAACGTGAGATAGCAGGCGATCCATCCGTCGTGGCCCACAGATCAGTGGCGGGCATGACAAGCCGGTCACTAACTATTGAACAGGTTACATCGAGAAAGAATCCTGATTGTCCGTTACCCGCGACAACCGGGGTTACACCGTCTCCCGCAATGTAACTTTCTGTATACCAAAAGCGGACGTAGGGATTGTCGCCGAGATCATCGACTGTCGGCTGGAAGTGAGTCTCTGAGATTGTGGTTTGAGGCAATTAGGTTCCTTTGAAAACAATCTGTAGTTCCTGCGCGCCGCCGGGAGAGTAGACAAACACAGAATAGATATCCACAAGGCCTCGACAATACTCAACTACGTCGAACGGTTGGCCCGCTACTGCTGGTACGCCTTTGTACAGTCTTGGGGGCCCCGCTGCCGCCGCGTCTCTCACGTACTGATCCTGACCAAAGTAAAGGATTGCCGCTGGAATAATCGTTAGTCCAGTCCCAATAGTGGAATCCAGTGAAGGCACCGTTGTGATTAGATTATCTGAATCCAACTCCCACCCCCAGCCTGCCGTGCTCATGATTGAACCAAGGGAGACCCCTACGGTAGTCGTACCGCTGGAAACAGACTCAGAAAAGAATTTACGTGCATGAGACATGGGGTTACCTCACAACGCGGCCCGTGTTGTCACGAGCCGCTGGGGGACGCTGGGGTGAAACCTAGAACGGTGAATAGTAAAACATCGTAACGTTCACACTGCCCAAGGCTGCCGTTTTGACCAGTGTGAAGTCGGAGTTTGAAGTTACAGTCAGCGTCACGGTCGCAATGGCTGCGTTATGGAACAACGTGCCTGAAGGAACTCCGGCATCAACACCTTGAGCGGCAGTTACAAACACGTTCGGGGTGCCTGTGTTGTAACGATCTACGTCAGAACCGTCGCCTAAAGTCGCAGTCGCGCTTACGTCACCGGTGAACCCTACCAGCCCACTCAAGAGCGTTCGTGCGTACACCGCGCCGGCGGGGATCGTTACCCCGAGCACCAGCGTTCCCGAAGTTGAACCTCCATCGGTAAACGCGGTTACCGGACAAACTTGTCGGAAGGAAATCAGGCTACCTAACCCAGCACTACCGAAGCTGTACCACACGGACTGAGCAGAGGCCTGGAATTCCGCCGTGGCTCCGGACGGAAGAGTTGTCGGGCCAACAAGCGTGTCTCCCGACTGTACCGCGATAGTCGCCTGGTACGCGGAAGCATTGTAGACGAATATCTGATCACTCTCCCGAGCGAGAGGAAGCGTTATCGTCCGCGACGCAGTGGCCGCCGCGCTGACTTTAATCAGGTTCGTGGTACGTAAACCCGTGTAGTCAACTAGCGTAGTGATATCGACTTCGTAAGAAGTATTGAGCATGGGGAAATCCTCCAATTAGTTTGCAGGTGAATCGTCAGTGATGGCCCACTTGTTATCGTTCGTAACAACAATCTTTTCGATTGTAATCTCGTCGTTTTTCAGGGAGCGTAAGACGCCGACTGTCTGCCGGTGCGCTTCACACTCTCGTTCGTAGGCTTCCATCAGCCGTCCGTATTGTTCGTAAATGTTCATTTAAGCCGCCGAAGTGAACGGTGTCCAAGTCCCAACTGCATCACTGGCTATAAAAAGCCGCGTGGCCGAAGTCGAGGCGTCGGTCTTAACGTAAAGTGAACCCTTGGCCGCTGAGAAGGTAGGAGTTCCGGTGCCAAAGTAAACACCAAGCAGTGCCGTGCTTGAACAAAGAATCGCGGCTGAGGTTCCACCCCCGGCAACGGGAGCGTAGGCAGACTGAATAGTGACTGAGCCGTTTGCGCCCGATCCGTTCAAAGCTCCACCGTTGATCGCCACCGCTCCCCCGGTTGCGTTTCCGTTGGTTCCCGCGCCGCCCGCAATGGACACTGCTCCCCCAGTACCGGAAGTTGCGCCCCCCGCCCCTCCCGTAAGTTGGGCCGCTCCACCTACCCCGGTAGCCCCGCCTGCTCCACCAACGGTCTTAGAGATGCCGCCAGCAGCAGAGCCTTGTCCTGCCCCTCCGGTTAGAGAAGCTACGCCACCAGCAGAGTTTCCGGCAGTCCCCGCTCCGCCTCTGAACGTGGCTGCGCCGCCAACGCCGGACGTGGCCCCGCCAACCGCTCCAGTGACAGTTACCGCTCCACCGATCCCGGTTGCGCCGGGCGTCCCACCAGTTATACTAACCGCGCCACCGGCGTTCCCTGCCGTGCTCGACGTTCCGCCGGTAAAAGCTATCGCTCCACCCTGTGCTGCTGCTAACCCTGCAACGTCAAGAGAAGCATCAAAAGCAGCCAGATTACCGAGTAATAACGTGTCCAGTTCCTTGCTTGATCCAAGCGTAACTGGTTGACTCGCCGTAGCGACCCCGGGAGTCAATTTCGGCATTAACCCGTGAATTGAACTCGTAGCATTCGCCGTAGTGATGTCAGTAAAAGAGAAGTCCGATTCAACGACCGATCCTGCTCCACCAACCCCGGAGGGTCCGATAAGTGTCCACGTTGCCTGCCCATCACTGATCGCGAAACACCCGCGTCCGGGAGTGAGGCTGACGTTTCCTACTATGGAATTACCCGAAGGCACCGCAACGGTCAGGGTGTAACTGGAAGTCACGTCGTTGACGATGAATTTTACCTGCTGCCCGCTGGCTGCGTTACACGACGACGCTGAGGGAAGAGTGGCAACGTCCGTATCGGTCGCGAGGATGAATCGAGCTACATCCTCGGTGACCAGCAGTGTCCGATCATCCGTAAAGGTTACAAATCGTTCGTAGGAATTACCGAGCATGGAGTTTCTCCTATAGACTTAGTGGTGCAGCTGCGCCAGCAACGCTCATGGCTGTTTTCCACGGCGACTCGGACTGCGTTACCGTTCCAGTGCCGCTGGAATTTGAACCTGTCTGCGTAAGGACTGGTTTTGTTAGATCGGCAACCGCAAGGTTCCTGCCGAAGTTCTGCTTATTAACATCGTTCTGGCCTTCACGGAAAGCCTGGGCTTCCTGTTGCCCTAAACGTTCTTCACCGGAACGCTGAATCGCCTCTTTAACTTGTGGGTTGTAATAAGCCCCGGTAGGTTGACTAAAACCGGACTTTAGACGACTGCGCAGCGATCCGTACTCGGCCTTGAGCCCGGGATCGACCTCAAACTTTGTGTTTCGTAGAGTGGTAACGTCCGGCGTATCAGAAGGTGTCTGATAGCCGTAAGTATTCGTCGTGGCCGACGATTGGGTAGACTTCTGTTTTGAATCTGAAAGGCCTATGGGGGAATCTCGCTAATTGCATATTTTACAAACAGTTTACTCTCGGTTGGCAGTGTACGCTCGTTGTTCACCAAGTGTAAAGGGAATTCTTTGGTTTCTTTTGGTTGAAACCCCAACTCCTCGACATAACGCCGTAAGGCAGTGTTGCGAATTGTTATCCACGCGCAAATATCTTTGGCCCCGCTTTGCAGGAAGGTGTTAACCACAAGCTTCCCCCCTTCGACTAATATTTCGCGTGAAACGCTTCGCCGCGAGGTAAAGTGACCCTCAAATCTCAACGGTTCATACTCGTAAAACAAAAACACAGCAAGGAGATCGTCGTTAAACAATCCTATAACTGTTTGGCGCGGGTCGTTAGCAATGAAGGTTTCAAAAGGAGCGCGGTCGGGTTGAGATCGACGTTTAACCGTGCGCCAGTGGTAGGCTTCGTGGAAAAGATCGTAATCGGTCTGTGGGTCGAGAATTCGCAGTTTCACGGGGTGGTTTTCTTCCACACCGCCGCTCCGTTCGTAGCGTCACAGCAGATGTACGCATCGTCCAGTACGGTGTCTATCCACGACGATCCGACCGCGTAGCCTAAGCTCGAATCATCCCCTACCGTGGGAGCGATGATCGCCGCGAAGTTACATTTGACCGTCCCTCCCGCTCCAATGCCGGTTACACCTACGGAGATCGTTCCTGCGCCGTTTGTGACGTTAACCGTAACTCCCGTGCTACTAGTACCTGGTTGGAGTGTAAGTGAACCCTCTTGCCCGTTAAGCTCGGAAACAAACCCCGTGGCCGGGAGGCGCACTTGTTGGGATTGAAGTGCCGCGCCCTGTTGAGCTGCCTGGATTCGAGCAATGTCCGGGTTCTGCTCGATTGCGTCAGTCGATATGCCGTCGCCGATAGAACTCATCGTCTGTTTCCTGAGGGTAAAAATTCCACCACGGCCCCATTGAGCCGATCCGGCTCTCCTGAGCCTGAATAAGTTCCGCTCACTCGGGGGGTGAAGGTAAATAATGAAGGGATGTTCAATCTCTCCCGGGTTGTTGTTTCCACATCCGTAGTCGTAGTTAGTGGAAGTGTTACCAGACTATTCGTACCAGCCTCGATGTCAGACAAGTTCTCTGCCGTGTTGCTGTCAAATCCATAGAGCTTGATTACCGCGTTGGTAAACTGCCCGCTCGCCCTTGCTGTCTTAACAGATTTGTTACGATCAAGAATCCCCCCAGATTGTAACTGCCACGCTGCATAGTAGTCTATCGGGTTACCAGAAGATTCGTTCCAGTTGAAAGTATCTATTTGTACCGGGCCTATTCCTCCACGCACGGTAGTTCGCCCGCCAGCTAAAAATACCAGTTGATTGTCCACGCTCGCAACGCCGGTGACGATCATGTCCCTAGTACTGTCGGTCAACAATACGTCACCGATCCAGTCGCCTTGGTTCAGCCCCCAAACTAGAACTCTAGTTGTCCAGAATCCGTCACTATTTAACGAGTCAGCTGAATGGAAAAAACAAATCGCATTGACCATTGGATTTTGATCCCACCCAACCAAGACGTGAGCACCTACCCAATTCTTAGTTATCTCCGCAACGTACCCGCCGAAGAATTGCGCCTTGGCATCCTCAGCGTCAGCGATAGACTTCGTTGGGCCGCCGTGTGGATACCCGATTAACCACCCCAACGCAAAGACTATTTGATAAGGACCAGCAAACCCCATGTGCCAGTAAGGGCGTAAGCTTAATGGTGGGATTAGAGGATCGCCTGTCGGATTCCAGACGCCTTGCTGTAGTGAGGCTGGGGTAGGTAGGTAGAGTCTGGCTAGAGATTCAATCACGCCTAACAAGTATTGCGGGGGAGATGACGTGACATTCCAGTTCGCGGGGGCCGCTTCGATGTTTTGCGGTTTAGCGGGGACTAAAGACGGCCCGGGACTAAGATTGTTTCTCCCAAAACAACTTACCCACATCGGGTTTCCTTCAATCACCGCAATAAAACCAGAGGGTGGCACGGGGTCATTATCAAAATCCAATAATCCTTGTCGAGCAATCTCTGCGTCGAGGTACTCAATGTTGAACGTGTGCGTTGAAGGATCAATCTCAGAATCAGGAACGGTGCGCACAAAACTCCACGGGCCTTGGTTTGGGTTAGAGGAGGTTTCAGTTGCATACACGTCCCAACCGTCCTGTAGACTCACCGTGTCCATTGGAACTAAAGTCACGTCTACGCCGATTTGATCGTCCGCTGAAACCAAACTTACATTCGCCCGTGGGCCGGGATTACCATAACCTTGAGTTACCGTGCTGGAAGGAACTAATCGGAGCGAATAATCACCCGCCTGCATTCCTGCTGTCCCACCGGATTCATCTGTAAGGGTTGGGGCAACAGTGGGAGTCGCGAAGTTCAGATCAGCTACTGCGTAGGTCTGGTTTACATCGTCATAGATCGCGATCAACGGAGAGCCGGTGAAGTCCATTCCTCCACCAGAAGTTGTGTAGTACACAGTGAGAAACATGTACTCCACGTTCAAAGTAGCCAGGTCTCCTCCGGGATCAGCTACGGTAGCGGAGATAACCGCGCCAACGTCTGCATCGGCAAAGTCCGCCGGAGCCCACGCTTCATCCCAGAGATCATCCTGTCCGCCGTAGATTGTGTAAGCGTAAGTCGCTGGCCACGAGACTAAACTTGCCCGGTTTGTCGTACCGATAGAGCCGTCCGCTTTGACAATACTTACTCGACTATCACTTACGGTCTCCGTGGTTGCTCCGGTAACTTGTTTTCTGATCGCCACGGAGATTCCGGTGATCGTTGCCCCACCGGGAATAGCACTGAATCCACAGTTTGTGCCCTTGAGATAGTGGGTGATCTCCGCATCGGCAGGCGCACAGTCCGCTCCGCTCCCTCCTGAAGTGGTGATGTTACCTGGATTGTTCCAAGTCACCGTTCCCACGGTGTTATCGTCTGCACCAGTACCAACTCCTTTGGGTTCGTTTATCGGAGTTACTGTATCCAGCTCCGCACCGTTGAGACGAAGTGTCCCCCATCCCGTTCCGATGATCGTACCTTTATCAAACTCTACGGCGTTCCCTTGTGACATCGTTCCGCGCTGGCGGTTTATTTCAAACAGTATTGACAGCCGCTCACCTGTACTTGCAACCAACGCAGAGATCGGCCCACGGTAAACAGTCAAATGAGTATCATCGATCACGGTGTTGACCATGAACATGTCGTCACCCGCAAAAAACATCTGCCCTGAACGAAGTTCGATAGTGAACAACGTACCTGAGCCGACAATTTGCAGATCGCCTATCGAAGCCGTCAGCGTTCCAGTGAGATCAAGCGTCTCGATAGTCTCGTCTAGATCAAGGGAACCTTTGTAGCACTGAAGATAAATATCATCTCCGTCGTTCCCTCCACCACCGGCAAGGATCATGTTCTGCATGCGCAGCATGGTAACGCCGGACATTCCTGTTCTGGTTGAGGTGGGACGATAGACGTTGGCCGGAAGGACGATCTTTTCCACTAGGCGGTCTCCGCTGCTTTGGCAAGGAGCGCGCCACGAATGAAATCTATTCCCGTGTCGATAAGTTCAGGAATAAAATCATCCGGGGCAATGTAGGGATCGGTTTCGGTTACCGGGACTGCCGGGGAGCACGCACAGGTGAGCGAGACGCTCCCGGATAACGGAGCAGCCGAGGTTGGAACCTTTGCTCCGACAGTCTCTCCAATGGTTGACCAATAACCTAACCGCTTGTCCGCGCTCCTTAAATAAGCGGGCCATTGACGAAAGGCATACCGCCTACTTGGGTTGGACGTTTCAACGAAAGTCGCGTCAAAGATAAACTTCTTTAACGCGTCGCTCGGAAGGGCGGTCGTGCCAGCAGTGAAAGTAAGGGTTTTGGTTGCTCTTAAAAGTTCTCGTCTTGATTCGTCGGCAGCAAAGGCTTCCGCTGTCTGTGAGTTGATCTGAAAAAACGATCCGTCAATCAACGCTCGAATGCGATCCAGGGGCGGAAGTGGGACAACCCCTCTCACTGCTCCCTGAAGAATACGTTCCCTGATCTCCGCGTAGGTCAATTACACACCTCGTTGTGACTGTAGCCATGATTCATAAGGTTTAGTGAATTCGTTTGAAAGATTCGCGTAGAGCGGATCTTCGTTCTTCAGTCCACTCATTAGACCGTCAAAATAAGCATTCTGTGCCATTGGAAATAGCAGGGCTCCGTTTGCATTGATAGCTGCCTGTCTCGCAGGGAGATCGAACACACAGCAATCGATCAGCATGTTCGCAACCGTAGCGTAAATTCGCGGTGGACGAACGATGTAACCATAGTAACTGGAAATAAACACTGAACTCTGGTTAACGGTTCGTATCTCATCTTCATTCAACCCTTCAGTCAGTTCGGTAAAAGGCGACGCCGCGTCTCTTACCTGCCCCCAGACTCCAATGATCTTCGCCGTAGCGGAACTTGATCCAACCGTAGGGACGAGCCCTCCTGAGGCTACCGGTACAGTATCATGGATTACGGCACGTAAAACGTTTTCAGAATTCATTGCTATCGCCGTAGCGATCTCGTTCTCAACGCCAGTAAGTAGATCGTACATCGACTGAAGGGGAAACGACTCTGTATTAAGACCCGAGACTCCGGCCGAATATGCCGTGGAAATATCAGCCGCGTCCCCTTCATACGCGCCAATGCGTGCGTAGGCCTGTCGTATGATGACGTTTGGCAAAAGACTCAAAGCGACTCCATTCCCCCGCCACCTTCGGCCCCGACTAGTCCTTTACCTTCAGTTCCGGCCATTCCCGCACCCTTACTTGTACCGCCCATTTTCTTCTTCAAAAAAGCGGTGAATGAGCCAGCATTCTG